CCTGCACCTGCTCCTGCACCTGCTCCTGCACCTGCTCCTGCACCTGCTCCCGCACCTGCTCCTGCACCTGCTCCCGCACCTGCTCCTGCACCTGCTCCTGCACCTGCTCAAGCTCCTGCACCTGCTCCTGCACCTGCTCCTGCTTTCAAGCCTGCTGCTGCTCCTGCTATTGGCTCTGCTGCTGTTATTGATCCGGCTGCCGCTGCCGCTAAGGTAAAACATGATGCTGCTGCCGCTGCCACTAAACTTATTGCCTCAAGTAGTACCCAACTTGAAAACAATGGACCATATATTAGTTTAGATTCTTTTACATTTAAGTCAGATACTATGATAGGCGACCAAGCAGGTGGAGATATAGACTCAACTATAAAAGTTTGCACAAATGGTGTTGCTTATCATGAGTATTTAACTACATCTGATGTAACCACGTGGACAACTGATTCTAAGGATATTTATTCAGATCATGCACCAATTCGTTATGAATATACGATTGATGATAAAACTGGTGTTGTAACTTGTAGTAGCACAAGTGAAACGGGTGTCAGCACTAGTCCAGGAACAAGAAGTATTCGATTTGTAACATGGAATATTGCTTATCAGATGCAGTATTTGACTTCAAAAGGAAGTAGTTATTACACAAGTAAATTTTATTGTTCAAAAACTCTTCCCGCTACATGTAAAGAAGAAAATGGAGTTTATAAACAAAGGTTAATCAATATTCTTAATGCAGTTGATAATATAATGCAAAAAGATAACGTTGATTATGTATTACTACAAGAATGCGAACGTCAGTATTCAAATAGACCAACTGCTATTCAAAATATTGCAAAAGATATTTCCGGTTTTACTGGAAAATATGATGTTTTAAATTTTAGTTCTAGTCATACAGCTCCTCCTCATGACCAAATAAATATCGAATTTTGCCTAATTGTTAAGAAACCAACACCATCAACACCAAGTGATATTCAAGTTTTTAATTTTAAAAAAGATGTAGTTACAAACCAATATCCAACACCAATGAGTAAATATATTTCTAAAAAGTTTAGTTCTTATTTATTTAGTTATCCACCTGCAGATCCTAAGCTTGATTTTATTCATAGAGACATACATTCTGTAATGTGTTGTGTTATACCATTAAAAAGAACTATATTTTTTAATGTGCATTTTAATTTTGGGAATCCAGTAATATGGCAACGTCAAAAACAAATATATGATTTTATGAATGCAATAGTTGATATTATTCGGTCAATTCCTTCAAGTGAAACTCAGTTACATCCGTATCAAAATTATGATATTGTATTTTCGGGAGACTTTAATGTAAATATATTACAACGTTTTCCACAAGGTATTAGTGATTCCGATGGTAAACCAATAGAACCTTACTTTTTTAAATGTTTAAAAGTTCCTAACCAAAAAACTATTATTTCAACAACGAATAATAATTCTCCATCAGCTTTTGGTCAAAATTCTGATACTAATAACTATAATACTACAAATATAGACTTTTCGGTTCTTTATCCTGCAGTAGTTAACGTGGCTCCTGCTTCTGCGGCTCCTGCTTCTGCGGCTCCTGCTTCTGCTGCTCCTGCTTCTCCTCCAACATCTTCACTTGCATCCAGTGTTTTGGTAGATGCAAATAACTTGGTAGAGAAAAAATATATAAACGAATTTTTTGGTCTTGGTATTCCTATGGGATGTGTGAATATACGAGCGGACCAGTATGAGATATTTATACTAAATGATGATAATCGTATGGAATTAATTAAATTAAATGAACAAACAGAGGATACTATTAAACTAGGAATTAAAAATGAAGAAGGAACATACCTACAATCTGTTTTCAGTGGTTCTTTTTTATTTTTTTATGATAGAAAAAATGTAAATGGAACAGAGTTATATAAAGTATGGTTTCCGTATACTAGCAGTAGTGCAAGTTGTTGTGACAAAACCAGTTATACTACTGCAATTAAAATGAATGCTTTTAATCCTCAAGGTAACGCTGGTCGTATTATATGGATACCAGTAAATTATTTTCAAACGCCTCATTCGTTTAATGCTGACGAAATAAAAAAAATAGAAGAAACCATACAAGAATGTAAAAATTTTCCTGATAAAGTTTATAAAGATGTTATTATACAGATATTCAGTGATTTTCTTAGTATATATGCGAAAGGAACGAATGTTTTATCACAAACGATGAAAGATTCTATAAAAAAATTATTACCAATATTAAAGATTGAAGTACCAGCCGATTTTGATCAATATCCTGAAATGTATGATTCATTAAATCCAAATAGTAAGGATTTAATAACATCAGGTAGAACGGCTGCCTTAGATAAAATAATAAAAGATTTAGAAAAATTAAAAGCGTTAGCAAAAGCAACGATGGGAGGATTAACTATCCCAACTGGTGCAAGTAGTGCAAGTAAAGTGCGACAACTTAGTCTTGCTCAGATAAATAGTGAAATAAGTAACACTAGTAATAATAGTATATACATTATTAATGGCGGAAGTTTTAACCCACCACATTTTGGTCATATAGGATTGTTTGAACTAGCATATGAAGCTATTCAACCTAAAATACCTGGTCAGAAGTATTATGGTGTTATGGTATTGGCGCCAGAATCTCATATCAAGAAAAAATTAAACGATGACGCCGGATATTTGTCATTAAAAGATAGAATTGAACTATGTGAACTAACTATCAATGATTATAAATGGAAAGATTCTTCACTATTCGGCCCACAAAATATGATAGTAGTTAATCAAGAGGAATATGATCCAATGGGAAGTATTATTGGAAGTATTATTGCAAGCAATCCTAGTAAAAAACATAATATGTATTATTTATGTGGTTCTGATTTTTATTTTGATCAAAAAAATAGTGAAGGTAAAGTCAAAAAACGCGGACATTATGGAGCTAATATGAATATGATATATAGTATTCGTGAGTCATCATTAAATAAAACGCCAGATCCATATCAACCATCAAAAACTGGACCACGCTTTACACGTCTTAGAATAACAGAATCTAAATATAAAGATATGTCATCTACAAAAGTTAGACAAAATATATTAAGGCTTGAGAGTAAAGATGGTTTTAATCAATCAATTGCCCAAGCAATAATTGCAAATATAGGAAAAGGTTCGTATTGTTATTTGGGTAATATGCCATACCTTATACCAAAAAATGACTATCATTTACAAGAAATGGGTTGCTCGGGTCAAGGGGGTGGTGGCGGTAATACGAACAAACGCAAAACACTTAAAAATAGTAAACTAAAATCAAGAAAAATAAAGAAACTTACATCCACATATATGACTACAACCAGATTTACAAAAAAGAAGCATCATCCAAATCATAGTAATAATCATAACAAAAAGCATAAAACAAGACGTAATAAGCAATAGGATGTCTACCTAATACAAATATCAAAATTAAAGTATAAAAATACATACATAACCTCGCATTATGTATGTATCTAGTTGCCGAGACAAATCAAACGCTACACCATATTAGTTCTTCGTTGGATAACTCAGCACCAATCAAAATACTACGATTCAGTTCCGGATTTTCACTTGAAAAGAAACTAGGGCGTATTATACTCCAGTCTGTTTTTTCATCAAGTAGTCCGACTTTTGTATATATAAATGCCGCAAGAGCACTACACCAAAAGCGAGATATTTTTTGTGGGTCTGGGTCTTTCTTGCAATACGCTTCAATCCAATCTCGCACCACAATATCGTAAGGTTTATTATAAACACAATCATGTATTTCCTTCATTTTTTCATGTGTAAATGGGTTTCCTGTATGATAGTGTAGGTGTCGGGGTTGGTGTATACATGTATCAAGCGAACCTTGGTTGGATTCGATATCAGTGGATTGGGATTGGGGTTGGGGGTGGTTACTTTTATAAAAAAAATATTTCAATATGTTGAATCCCGAGTAAATATAGCCAAATGTAGTCGAAAATGTCTTTATAAGTAAGTTTTGGTTTTGGTTTTGGTTTCTATTTCTAGTTACTAATGCTGCACTACCGGTGTCGATATTCACCATAGTTGTATTGTTTTCGATACAATCTTCTGCAAAATGAACACGCAATCTTCGCAAATAGATTTTCCCTTTATATGTAGTTATAAAATCGACGATAGGTGTAAGTTGCACCCCTATTTTTCTCTTACCATCTTCTGCGTCGGGTATTTGAGCAGTGCCGGACTGCCATACATATACACCCTTCAATGGTTTATCTACATATGTGAAATCCGGGTTTACAACTACCATGGCAATATGCGAAAAATCACTTTGCGAACCATACTTTATAAGCCAGCCGAACAATCCAAGCCCTTTTTGTTCAAGATTGTCGCATAATAGTAAGTCACCTGTTTTTAATGTCTCGATACGTTTTGTTATCTCTATAATTTGTTCGCTATTTATCATTTTGTGTAACTATAAAACAATATATATAACCTTTATATTTATTGTTTTATATATTTTATTGTTCTACATAGTTATTTTGCATCGTTATTGTTCTATATAGTTACTATATTCTTCGAGTTCTTCTTCGCTTGCTTCTTCGTCAAAAATGCTATCATAGCTTCCATTAAATAAATCTTTAAAGGCGGACATTAGTTGTTCAATATATGTTTTATCTTTGCATAGAGAGTTGCATACATTTTCTGAAATAGCAATTGCTAATTCAATCCTACAAAAGAATTTAGAAAAGGTAAGATTTTGTGTTTTTAGTATTTTGTTTACTTCATATATTTCTTCTCCTCCGAAAAATATTTGTTTCACACTCAGTGTATGATAACATACATTGTAAATGTCTTTTATGAGTTTTTCATTTAATTTATCGTGTTTCTCTCCTTTCTCTCCTTTTTCTCCTTTCTCTAACGGCTCAGAGAGATGCTGAACTATATACTTTGCAAGCTTATCATAGTTCCCCGATACCAAAATTTTAAAAAAGTTGAAAAATAAATTCTGTTCTTCTCTTGTTAACTTACCGATAATTCCGTAGTCGATTACTCCTATTTTAAACACATAGTTTGTATTTGTCTCTGTATCACATGATTCTTTTATAAAAATAATATTCCCAGAGTGTAAATCTGCATGATACAATGAATCATAAAAAACAGATTTAATATTAAACCTTGACAATATTTTTGAATACTTGTCTCTATCTTCTGCCTCGACATTTTCAAGTCTTGCACCCTCAATATAATCCATTACAATAGCGTTTGGATTTGCTTCTGTAAAATACGAATAAACGCGCGGAATACATACGTCTTTTACGTCTTTGAATTTATCATAAAAAACGTCTATATTATCAATTTCGTTTTTAAAGTCAAGTTGTCCTCTCATTATTTCACGATTTTCTTCGAAAATGTCGCAAATATTCATGTTACATAAATACGGCAGTTTTTTGGTTATATTTGCCAAAAGTTCCAGTTCATTCATCGACTTATCAAATTTCTCAACAATATTTTTACGCCGGTATTTTATAACTACTTGTTTCCCATTAAGCGTAGCTTTGAATACAACTGCGATAACGCCGGATTTTATAGGTTCAGTGCTGCTACCTCCGCCACCATCAATAACAAGTTCATCCCCGTTCTGTCTTGCAATATTTATCAGTTCAAATAGTCCCTTATAATCTATTTCGTTCTCGTGATATTTTACGTTATCTGTATAGTTGACAAAGTAGTTGAACAAATCTTTATTCATTAATTTATTATTCGCGTTATTAGAAATCCCCTGGAATATTTTAGTGAAGAATATATTTTTATCTGCCAAATCTCCAGCAAGTCGCATTACGATATTGTTGTAATCCGCGGACGTTTTTTTGGTGCATTTATACAGCACATAATATTTTGCACATATCCCCATACAAGAGGTTATAAAATATGATTTCGACATCGCAGACACTAGCGTGGGTTTTATATTGCTTAGAAAAGAACCGATTTTGTCTAGTATATTTTTCGCAGCGTTAGGGGTAGCACTTGTTTCAGAGTCTAGGTCGCATCTTTCAAGTAGGAATTGTAATTCTTGTGAGTCTGCGTTTACGATATCGTCATTTTTCTTTGCATCGGCACCGGCATCGGCATCGGTTTTGTAATAAAGGGGGCATTTATCTTTAATTCGTTTAAACATTGCAAACATGAGTATAGGTATAGGTATAGGTATAGTATATGGTATTAAATAATATTTAAACTTGTTATTTTTTAAATAATATTCGCTTATATTCGCTTATATTCAACTACATTATTGTATCATCTCAATAAATTGTTTCAGATTCAGAAACACTTTTTTCATGATAAGTCCCATAATATTTTCCATATAAATAGGCAATGAGTGACTTAACTCCAATTTAAAAATATAGTTAACGTTTATTTTATGACACGACTCAAAGTTTACCACCATGGATGATAATGTGTTTACAACTTTGTCATAGTTTTTTAACACTTCGGGATTCGGATAGTCAACGTCCACGCAATTATATGTCTTTTTATTTGGTTCACACACTTCCGTAACCCTCACATACATGTATTTGGGTTTAATCCCTAAATCGGCTGCAAATGGTTTAAAAAGAAAAAGAACATTGACTTCGTTTACATTTTTATTTTCTGATCCTGATGAAAGCGTATTGGATGCTATACTATGCATTTCAATTTTCTCAAAGTTGTCTTTATTTAGCGTGAACATCAGATTATATATGTCTAAATTTATGATATTATACAAGTTCGCTCGGTTGTTCTCCGCATAGAACTGCAGTAGATAAATATTGTTGTTTTTATCCCGTTTCAGGTGCATTTTCTCCTTAAAACAAATCGTCTTAAAATTATATTTTAAAACTTCGTTCATGTTTATTTTGTATTTTGATATGTTGTGTGCGTGTCGTCTATAATTATTATTATGATCTGTTTATGTATATTTTACAACTTATAATTATTTGCGTGTTTTGTTTACAGCAACCTTTCAACATTTTTAATAAGATTCACTTTGTCCAATACTTCTATTATATTCGCCTTATGTTTCTCCATAAAATATCGCGGATTTTTCAATACGCGGTGAATCGTAATCATATCCATATTTATATTACCTGTTAGTTTTATAGAATAGTTAGGAAAATACTCTTCTATTTTTTTACACCCCCAGTAAAGGGGTATCGTATCATAAAGAAGCGGGTTAACTATTTTTTCGCTAAAATAATGGTCGTGGGATGTATTTTCGATCGCAATCGTAAACATATAGTTTTCGCACATTTCCGCCATAGATTTGAAATTGCCATATATGTTATTATTTTCGGGAAATCGTTGCTTATAAAATTTTGTGCCGTTGCCCCATATATCTATTGGTAGTCGATGTTTGAGTATATAACTTACAAGTGCGTGACGATATTTGTGTCCGGGTGTATAGGACTTATGCGAAACCATGATTGACATTATGTTTGTTTTTTTACTTCGAATAGAACCACCAATATTTTTAGGCATTTCGTGAAACAGGAATCCGTGGTGTCCTAAAAACGGAGGCGATGGTAATGAACCGACACCACCAATAAAATATTTTCCTATATTATTTGTGGCATATTCAATAAAGTTATTATAATAAAGACGTAAAAATGAATTGTCGGGTGGTTCGTGTGCAAAACCAATAACGCATTCTTTTTCAACATGAAGACTTCCAGGAACAGGGCAGTTTAATAAAATGACGTGTGTATATGTTTCGGTAGTTGTAATGTATATTTTATTTGTTTTGCCATAGTAGTCCAGTTTTTGATAAAGGCACATTCGTTCATAGTTCTGTTTACACGTTTCCGATGTGCAGAAGTCGCTGAAGAAACGTATTCTTATATATTTCTTCTTAAACTCCGATACTATATTTTTAAAATATTCGCTTCCATAGCACGTATTATAGTGATTGATTTGGTATGGCGTTTTGTGGATTAACGTGACTTGATTTATATTATACAATACTGCTTCGTATATACTTAACTGCAGCCATAATTGATTCATACAGAATAGTGTTATTTTGTCTGGGTCTATGTCATGTTGTGGGTGTGGATGTGAATGTGAGTCGGGATGTTGTAGTTGTATATATCGCAATACATCTCTTTTAAAAACTACGCTACTATTTATAAAGGGGTTTACTTTAAAAAGATTATAATTGTATAGCCCGTTGATCGGGATGTCGGGGATTTCGTGTTCTAGGTCGGCACTTGTATTAGCGTGACCATATCTACTTTTTGTCCCAATTACATCTATTCTTGGAAACTCTTTTAGTTTTGCAGCTTGAAGTTCTAGTTTGTTTGATGCCCATATGTCGTTTACATCTAATATTCCAATATAGTTATAAATTGCATCGGTGTTGACAACATGTAACAAAGTTTGAAAATACGATTTAAACTCTTCTTTGTAGGTTTTTAATTCAATTCGTTTGTCTTCAAATGTCGGTGTGTGTGCGTGCGTAGGTGTATTATAATATACGATTTTCAACTCCCAATCTTGGTATGTTTGGTTTACCACAGATTGAACACTTGCCGATAATGATTCTAATTGTGTTGTTGTGGTGATTGCATTATGTATAATGCATATGATAGATATCATTTGTGTTTCTCGTTTCGTGTTTCTCGTTTCGTGTTTTCCTAGGGTAAAAACGTATATAATAAAAATATATTTTGATATCTTTATTATATTTTGTTGTATTTTGAATTAAATATCTAAACTAATCGTATTCTTTTCAGACTTGGGTTTACGTTTTGTTCTGTTCGGCATGTTATCGTTTTGCAGATCTTTCAACTCGGAAATACTAATGGTGCTTCCTTTTTCCTCCGTATTGTTTGCATTGTTTGCATTGTTTGCAGCGCCTCCACCACCACCAAACAACGACGTGATATCATTGCCGCCCCCACCACCCCCGCTTCCATTAGGAATATTTATACTTTTGGTTTTAAGACCGGAAAGAATATTACTAATATCGCTTGGTCCTCTCATTTCAGGGCGCGGGTTTTGCGGATTTGGTGGAGGTGGTCCACGCATCGACTTGTTTGCAAACGCATTTACAAAATTATCTGTCAAATTCACACCTTCATTCATGTCTCCTCTACCAAAATTCAGGTCTGGGCGATTCGAAATATCGCCTTCTCTTCGCGGAGGTGGAACTGAATTGGGTCCCTTGGTAGCAACGGGTGCCGGTGGCGGGCGCTGGTTATTAAAGTTGCTCGACATCGGTGGAGGTGCTGCCATACCACCCATACCACCCATCATGTCCCCCATAAAGTTCCCAAAATTGGGCGATGATTGCGACATCGTGTTCACCGCCGCTTGTGTGAATTGTTTCATAAGTTCGGGGTTTTGGCGCATAATGTCGTCCATACCCGGCATCGCCGATTTAAACATCGTGTTTGTCATATGAAGCATGATTGCACTTCCACCTAACTGAAAAAGCAGTTTCAATTCAGGTGCCATTTTTGCCTTGGACTTATATTTCTCGTGCAGTTCTCCAAAAATCTCCTCATAATCGTCAACATTTTCGTTTATCTGTTCAGACCATCCATCCAACTTCAAATCAAAGGGGTCGAACTTATTATTTAAAAATTCCAGACCTGTAATTGCAGTCATCAGCAATTTTTGTTGAAACTTGACACTATTCTTCTTCTCGCGTTCTTCGACGTGCGTTTCGTATTCGCCCTTCATTTCAAGTAGCGACGACTCCATGCTGTATTTCTTGCTAAGTCGAACACCCTTTGTTTCAAGTTCTTCCAACTTTTGCAGCATTTTGAACTTTTCGCGCAACAATTCTTCTTTCGACATCTGGGGCGTTGCGTCCACATTTGCATCAGGATTTAGTGGAATATTGCTAAACTTACCAAACCCATCCCATGTTTTATTGTCGTTGTCTGTATTTGCGGTAGATGCACCGACATTGCTGCCGCTGATATTATTATATCTTGCTTCAGAATATCCACCATCACTGGCATCATCGTCGTTGTAACTGCTCAGTTTTATGCCGCCGCTGCCCGCATTCGCGCTTCCTCCTGAAGAACCAAAAAAATCAGACTTGAAATTCTTTGAGATTTTTTTAGGTCCACCGCTGCCACCCCCACGACTACCTCCACCTACTGCATCCGACAAATCATTCAACTCGTCTTCCAATTCATTCAGATCATCTAAATCAATATTATCGCCGCCCCCCATACCCCCGCCATTTTTATTACCGCTTTTCAGTTTATCATTCATAAGCAATTCTAGGCCTCCACCGAAGTTGACGGATTTGGTGCCACTACCCCCGCCTCCGCCCCCGCGACTACTTTTATTACTAAAGCCATTATCTAAATCAGATAAATTTCCAAGGTCAATGATTTCTTCCATAATGTTATATTATCGATAATAATAATCTATAATTTTAATTTTAAGTTTGTGCGCATTATAAATATATATTTGTGAAACTATATGCGAAATTAAACACTCAAACACTCAAACACTTAAACACTCAAACTACATTTATCATATTTTTAAGCGTAAGGTAGTATACCCCCTGTAAAAAACAATCTGCAAGATCGTCTTTCTTTTTATTTTTATTAAGATAACCTTTAAAATTTCTGAACTCTTCTTTTGTTTCTAAAAGTTCGGCAGTTATTTCAACGCTTTCGGCTTTTCGTTCAGTATATGTTGTTTTCTTTTTTGTAATAAACATTTTTAGTTTATTGGATGCTGAGATGAATTCAATATGGGGTGTATGTTTCATTATAAAATATTGTGCAATCATTCCTTGCAGTGTTTTCATGCGGCTTGCAATCGTGCTAATTTGATTTTCAATAATTGCGATGTCAATGTCTATCTTGATACCTAGCCCTCCCATTTCTAAAACCTTGTCAAGCTCTTGCATCATGTTTTTGCCGATCGTTATTAAATCTACATCCATTGCTTTTACATTTTCAATATGTTCAAGATAGTTTTTGTGTAATTCTTGTTTTATCATATTGATTAAGTTATCTTTTGTATTTGAGTTTGTTTTTGTTTTTGTTTTTGTCAAGTTTGTATTTACTATTTTATTTTCGTGTTTCTCTCCTTTCTCTCCTTTCTCTCCTTTCTCATCGAGAACAATAGACAAAGAAGTTGAATGTTCTACAAGAGGTAGAGCAAAGTTATACTTCACGATTAGTTCTTTGATGTCTACAAGTTTCATTTTTCTTATTTTTTTGATATTCAATTCAGGTGTTGGAACTTTATATTTTGATAATTTTGCATGTTTGTTGCAAAAATATTCGACATGGTATTCGGGTTCTTGATTTTCATTTATTTCATCTTTCTCTCCTTTCTCACCTTTCTCTCCTTTTTCATAAGTGTCCTGTTCCTCATCTTCACTCTCGTCGTCATCGTCGTCGTCGTCGTCGCATGTTGCACGAAACGTCTTACAATATTTTGCATCTTGTGTGCATCCTAAAGTGTTACACTTTCTTACTATCGGAGTGCAAAGATTGATAACATCCCATTTTAATATTTTCACTTTGCATGTAGTTTCGCAAACTTGAAAAATACAATATGCTAAATTTTTCATCCCGACATCGAAGCTTATAATGTTTTTCATGGTTTTCATGTTTTTTTGTGGTATATAAAAATAAATAATATGTTTTTATTATGTATTTTGCGAAATCAATGTATTAGGTCACGATTTTACAAATGAAGACTTGGGAACACGTCTAGTTCCATGCCCGTTTACTTTGACAGAACGTAGTGCCATCTTATATGCACGACTTGTTTTATGGTTACAACCCTTGTCAAGAATACTAAAGTCAACTGCCGCACTTTTCCCACCGGTAATTGCACTTGCAAGACGTGCACGTCCCCATGAGTGTGCGGTCTGGTTAGGTCTACTACCGGATGAAAAATACGCACCTTGGCCTTTCTTCTCAATTTGGCGGAGGGCGGAAATACTGCATCCTGTTTTTTTGGCCAGTTGAGATGAAGGAAGAATATCTTCTACGCCATATATTTTCCTCGCATGAAGAATATGCTTTGATACTTTGCCTGGATAAGATGCGACGGCTTTTCGTGTATAGTATTTTTTTTGCTTATAAAGTTTGCGGGATTTGTCGAGTTGCCTTTTTTCGATTAAAGTATCACGTCTAGATAAAATACGGGGTAAATATTTTGAAGCGTAATATTTTAAGGTTTTTGGTTTCATAGGTGTTTATGATGATATATATAATATATTGTTATTATTTTAAAGGATTGTGTATATATTATTCATCATTCTTACATTCCACTTTTCTCAGAAACTCTACTTAATCCTCGCCCACGACTTGTAGTTGGTGTTTTAAATCGTCGCGGTGTCAACACATATTCGTCTGCTTTTCGATAAAATGATGTTGAGGGTTTATTTGATAGTGGTCTTACTATTGCACCTGGTTTTGTTTCACTTTGTGGTGATTTTATACTCTTGAATGACCTTGGTGCTACCGAATTTGGCATACCCATTTCTTTTAACGCTTGGTTTAATGTTTCGTTTTGTTTTTGTTTATCTCTACCAGAGCGGCTTGGATGCGATTTCGAGACCCCGATATACCATTGTGCATGAAGTCCAGGTCTTTTATCGTCATTATCATGATCTTGACTTTCAAACACGATAGGGCTCGCTGGATCTAGGGGTACATCTTCCGCACTTAATTTGCTTACATCCAATGATGATGCGATTCTATATTGTGGTATTTTTGCTTTTTTTTTACCTGTTGAATTATCGTGTCTAAATGTACCACATTCTCTAGACGCTTTTACATCTAGTCTTACTTTACATCCATGAACCGCCATTTTTTTACTAAAATCATTTATTTTATTTTTCAATGTTTTTAATTGAGAACATCGGTCACTAGGAGTTAATTTTGAATTGTTAAGTATTTTGGAACCTTCTTTATTAAAATCTGATACGCTATCTATCAGGTATTGTATTCCTTTTTCTAAATTATACCCTCCCAAAATTATTCCTTTATGCTCTCCCAAAATTATTCCTATATTAGATATAATATCGTAAACACTACGATTTTGTCCGGTTACTGCAACTAGTTTTCCAGAATCATCTCTAATAGGAAGATAACTTTCTAATACCATTTTAAATCCATGTCTACCTAGTATACCCGTAACTACATCTTTTAAAGAATCCAATAATGTTAAAGCTTTACCAGTTTCTACATAACCAGCGAATCGACCACCTGGTGATAAAACTTGTTTAGTTTTTAAACTTAAGTAACAATCCTTAAATATTGCGTTAACACCATCACCCGTGGTATACTTTGGATCAACGTCATATTTTTCTTGATCTTTTGTTGTAACAAAATCATTATACAATTTGTCTACAAGCATTAAATCTTTACGAGCAAAAATGTATTCAAAAAGTTTACCATATAAAGATAATTTTGTAGGGCGAATATGTTTATCCAATAACCCTTCTTTTTTTAGTTTTATTTCTATTTCTTCAACAAATTGTTGTGAACTTTTTCCTTCAGGTGCTAATCCGGTAGCGTCTATAATATTTTCAGCTATTTTTATATCTTCATGTTCAATAGGAGAATCCTCCTCTCCAGCACCTCCTACATGATGTAAACGCCCTAATTTACGTGTTACTTTATTACTATTTTTTTTTTTATTAATATTTATGTTTTTTTTTCTATAAGTTTTCTTTCGTATTGATGTTTTTAGATTACGTCGACGACGCGTATTTTTTACACCTCTACGTCTTGTTGCCATTTTAATTTTTTATTTCTATTTTAAAAGTTACTATATTACTATATACTATTACTAGATATTATGTTATTTTACTTTCAAAAAAAATAAAATAACATAGTATTAAAACTCTACTAGCACCAACCCCTTTCTTAATTCGAACGCGCTAAACCTTGTATCAACATTTGCGACTGAGAAATATGCGGTGCACTCATCCGGCTCTGCAATTCGTTCCGCGAAAGATACATATTTTTCAGGTCGCTTGTTTCATAGCCAAAAGGTTGGCTATTGTCTAAAGCCGATTCAAAAACAAACGGCACACTCGATTGCGAAATCGGATTTTGGCTCCCAGTGTAGACAGGCGGGCACGCCCCGCAGTTGTTGCAGGCAGATATAGAATTCGTCTGCATTATTTTGACTGCGTTGTTTTGCAAAAAGGTTCGGTAATCCCAGTTCGACTTAATATCATTATTTTCGCGAATTTTCTCGTTTATAACTGAACCGGGTTGCCAGGTCGAATAGTTTCTACCATCGGCCATAATGGGTGGAAAATTGAAGTGGATATTATTTGAACCCGCGTAGCAAGTTCCCCAAGACATGTCTGTGGTTGTGGTTGTGATTGTGGTTGTGGTTACTAAACTACTATATATACTTTATTGTATAATTTATTATAATATATATAATAAAATATTAATACTTTGCTAAATAATGTTTGCTATTCGTCATTCGCCTATCCTTGAGTCAAATGTTTGATAAGTTCTTTCTTGTTAAGTTTGTTAATAGCAGTCTCGTTGTAGTGCATCCCATCCGCCGATAATTTAGTCTTCAAATGTTGCTTAAGTGTTTGAACATTCATTGAGTTGTAGTCTGCGTGTTGTTGTTGCGGCTGCTGCGGCTGCTGCTGCTGCTTATCGGCTTTAAAAATGGTTTTAATTTCGATAGTATTGATATCGGTCACGGAAGTTTCTAAATGTTGTGCTTGGTGTAAAGATAAAGATGCATGATTAGGGAGTTCTTCTATCTTTACTTCCGTATTATCGCTCGTTTCTTCATCATCGTCGTCGTTGTCGTCGTCGTCGTCGTCGTCGTCACTCGCATTCTCATCGTCGTCGCCGTCATCGTCACTTACATCATTGGTATCATGATGATTCAAATCTTTGGTTCCAGAAACATTTCCCCCTCCTACAGCATATAAAGGCTCCGACAACTCAATCACTTTAATATCGTCGCCGGTTAAGTGTTCGAGAGTATGTGAATGTATGTCTAAAGCTCCGGAGTTGTTAAATATTATTTTTTTTGTAGTATTCTCGTGGTTCTCGTGATTCTCTTCGTTCTCTTCCTCATCCTCTTCAGAATCCGTCTCATCATCTTCAGAGTCAGATGAGGATGAGGATGAGGATTCGGACTCGTCGTCATCGTCGTCGTTGTCCTCATCGTCATCGGAAACATCAATCAAATCATTTGTATGACGATTTTGATTACCTGCACCTGAACCCGCACCCGCACCCGCACCCCCCTGTTGCATCTGCATCTGCATCTGCACATGTTTCATGATTTCATCATCGCTCACAATATCTTGTCGCGAATGTCCTCCTCCGTTTCTCATACTTATCACTAAAGACTGCAATACTTTTGCCTGTTCTCTTTGCGAAATCTCTAAAATTCTCATCTTAGCTCTAAAAAAGAGAAACATCGCCGAACATATGATTAAAGTAATAAGAATATTGAAAATAGTTTGTGAATGGAATAGTGACATCTTTTATTTTTATACATAAATAAAAATAAAATATTTAACGCTTAATGCTTTAATGCTTTATTAATTACATTGACATCAAAAGTTGTTTTGTATTTTCTATAATTGCTTTTGGATAGTCTAAATCATATAATACTTTGATGCCTCCTTTTATTTTAGATATACCTCTTTCTATTTTGTATAAATATTTCAAATTATAGTCTTCTTCAACGTTCACTTTCATTTTATAATTTTTAATTCTCTTATTTGTCTTCAGGTTGTTGCATAGTGAAATATAATGGGTTGTAAGCATAAGATCGACATTCTTCATTGTTGACAAGTAGTCAATATACCCGTATGCACTTGCAACTGCTTCATAAGGGTTTGTTCCCGAATACAATTCATCAAAAATACAAAAGTGGCGTTTATCGCTTTCTTTTTCTAAACTATCCAAAATCTCTTTGCAACGTCTTGACTCGGCTTGGAATAAACTATCGCGTCCGGATGTATCTGGAATATTCAGGTAGCTATGTAAATAGTCGTAAGGGCGAATATTTGCACTATCATAAAATCCGTAGCCTATTTGTTGCGAAAGAATAATATTCATGAGTGTTGATTTGATAATCGTGGTTTTGCCTGCGGCATTAGGTCCCGTAATTATAATCTTTTTATTTATGACAACATCGTTTTTAATAGGTGTTTCATGTGGAGGATAGTATATCTGTTTAAAAGATGTATGTTTTTTGCATTTAGTGCTTTTAGTGCTCGCTGCAGATTTGTTTGAAACTGCAGACGTCATAGAATTATTCTTTTTAGATTTCTTTTTTTTATTGTCTTTCTCTCCTTTCTCTCCTTTCTCTCCTTCGGGCAACTCGTCGACTTGTTCTTCTTGCTCTACGACTTCTTCTTCTTCTTCTTCGTCGCCAATAAATACACAAGGATTGATTCGCAAACTATCAATCATTTGTTTGATATGGTCAATATTTTCATAAAATCCATTGAATCCGAAACTATAATCTACGCAAGATTTTATATCATGGTCAACAAATATTTCGTAGTTTAGTTTCATAAGTTTTCCAATTTCGGTGAATTTCTTAAAGTTGACCGCGAATGGTTTGATTTTACTAAACACAATACATAGTTTCTCAAGATGTTGCACCTTTGCCTTCAAATCGTTTGTAAATTCGCGGTAGGTGATAAGATTATGTGACATTTGAATAACATGTTTCATATTTCGAATCGTATACCGAAAATAGTCGTTCAAAATGAATATATTTTTGTGAATAAGAATCATATTTTTATAAAAACGATGGCACGACATTACATTCTGGTAAACTTGAATAAAGTAGAAGAAAACAGACATGAGAACATAGATGCGTTTATCCCACGGCATACTTGCAAAATCAAGAAGCGAAAATATTTTCCCGATTGGGTGACTAGAAAAAATTGTTTTCAGGGATGCGAAATAAGACGACAACGAGACTTGCGATTTTTGAATCTTTAATAAGAAGAACGGAATAAACAACAAAATCAGGGGCGAAAGAAGCGAAATCACAGGCGACGTGAGGTTATAAATACTCATAAGTTGCATCACCATCGGCGACTTATTTAGGTTATCCAGCATCGGGAAATCAATATAACTGAAACGCTGTTTGAAATTCTTGTCACAAGCAATATCCAGCCATAGTTTATCAATCGTGTTGTAAACATCGTGTGGGAAAATAATTGCTCCGGTGCCGGCACCAGCACCAGCGTCATCGCCAGCACCAGCGTCATCGCCGGCCTTATATGGCTTATACGTGTAATTTGTTTGGTCGTCACAAATCATGCGCAAAGGTTCGCTAAGTTTACAGCCATATTGGTTAACATAAGATCGATAAAATATTTGCGACTCTTTTAAAAATTCGACATTTGTAGTATAGTAGCGACTCCATAGTGCCACATATCGTTTACTAAAAGCGGATTCAGGTTTAAAAATTGTTTCATACATGGGAGCACAATCATCATTTTTTGTTTCAAGTAGTTCTAAATCATTTAAAATATTGGAGTTGATTTCACGTTTATCTTTATCTTCTAAATAACAGATAGGGAGTTTAAAAGATGTTTCTAGTGGAGGAACACGTTTTTCTTTTTCGTGGCCTTTCTCTCCTTTCTCTCCTTCGTGCGGTCCTTGTTCCGGCGTATTGCCAGGGAATGTTTTTAAATATTTACTCACCTCGTTACTCAACTGCATCGTAAAAGAGTTCGCACCTGCACCTGCATTCGCACTTGCCTTACCACTCGGGTCATTTTTAAGTTGTTCTTTTTTTATTTTATCATTTATTTCCTCCAGTTTCTTCAATTGTGCATCTTTCATATCTGTTAAAATTTTATTAATATCGAACATGATGCTATAGTCGTATTTATATGTAAAAAATATTAATAATAAAATAAAAATACGAATTTATTTTATTATTTAATGGGTCGCGCAAATATTGCATCGAATCGAATCTAGTCTATCGCAATATTTGAAGGCAATTCATCAACGATGGTGTGATAGTGTCGCTCAATCTCTTTCATCGTTTTCATATCCCATCGAGTAACAAAGTTAATCGCGGTTCCTTTTCGGCCCCATCTTCCCGATCGCCCAATACGATGCAAGTATTTAAATATACATTTTGGCAAGTCGAAGTTTAATACTGTTCTAACCTGCTGCACGTCGATACCACGAGAAGTAACATCCGATGAAATAAGGACACGATGTTTGCCAGCCTTGAAGTCGCTATATGATTCATCGCGTTTCGACTTTTCCATGTTGCTATGGATACAACACACAGGAAATCCGTCATTCTGCATCGCCTCTGTCAAATCCGTCACACGTTTGATGCTATTGCAATAAATAATACACTGCGACATTGAAATAATATTGAAAATATCCTTAAGTGTTGCATATTTCTGTGAATCGTCGTCGAGAGCAACATAATATTGTTTGATGCCTTCAAGTGTTAGCAACTCTGACTTTACCAAAATACGAACAGGATTGCGCATAAATTTGTCTGTAAGTGCTTGTAACTCGGGGGGTAATGTTGCACTAAACAACCCCACTTGCACGTTATTGTTCAGGTATTGAAAAATATTATAAACTTGTTCCTTAAATCCGATCGACAACATTTCGTCCGCTTCATCCAATACAAGAATAGAAATATCCTTTGCAACTATGTTACCGCGTCGCATCATATCGTAAACACGTCCAGGGCATCCAACGATAATATGGGGTGTGTTATTTTTCAATTCAAATGCATCGTCGTCGGTGGAAGTTCCACCAATAAGCAGATGATACTTGATGCTTTTATTTACAGACCCGATACTTGAAATGACTTCGTAGATTTGTTTTGCAAGTTCGCGTGTAGGAGCCATGATAAGCCCCTGGGTTTTATCGAGTTCCGAGTTTATATTTTGCAGAACACCGATCGTAAAAACACCCGTTTTACCAGTTCCGGATTGGGCTTGTGCGATAATATCCCTTCTGTCAAACATAGTCAAAAGTGCTCTACGCTGAATCAAACTTGGTGAGTCAAATCCGTAGGAGTAAACCCCGCGCATTATATCTTCATTGAGAATACCCCCCAAGTCTTCCCACTTATCGAACTCTTTCGGGGGAGCGGATGTATCGATTTCAACCACGGGTTCAATGTTGGTGGCAGTGGATTCAGGTGCGGCGGATGCAGGAGGGGGAGGGGGAATATCTGTGTTATTATAATTTCTTTGAATATTTAATCCGTCGTTGCCATTGCCGTTGCCGTTGCCGTTGCCCTCACCCCTATCATTCTGATAATTAAAATGACTTCGATTGCCACGATTATTCATACGACTATTTTGTCTACCTTCGAATCTTTGTTCATTTTGCAAAGACGAAGAAGAATCATTTTTATAGCGACCATTACCTTGTCCGCTATTATTATATCCGGAATAATTAGAACGATAGTTATTGCTATCGCCTGCACCAGTTCCAGTTCCACCTAATGCATTAAATTTGCCACCTTGGTTCGGGTTCGGACCCTGACCGCCATTACTATATCTATAATTTTTATTATTGCGTTGAGGAGTATACTTATCAGTCATCTTGTATTTTACTTCTATAGTGTATTATAATATATCTTTATGCATTTAAGTATTTATAGTTTAAAATATTTATATTTGCCATAGAACCATACCGGAAAATAATAATTATATTAAAATCAATATAAATATGTTATAATATATAAGTATAGGAGTATATCATACAAACAGCAAACAAAATGATACAATATGATATGAACGATTATGACGAAATAACGAATGCTGGTTTTTTATGTAACCTAACACAAGAGACATTGGATATAATTTCAAAATTATCTGAGCAAGTTGGTGCACCAACATATATCAAAACACCTATCTTTCTTAAAAAGGAAAGTCGGGTTGTGGGACTGGGATCGAATATCCACGCCACGCCCAATTTGGGGGGCGGAAATGGAAATGGAATTGGTGGGTTTAAGAAGGGTAAAAACAGGCCATCGGAGATTACGGATGAAGATTGGGAGACGATTCGCCAATTTCAGACGACGACAAAACATGTTAGTGAAGGTATACAAAAGAATATGGAAAACATTCGGGGTTATTTGAATAAAATGTCAGAGGCGACATTTGACAAGATGGTGAATGAAATTAAAACAGAAATATCACAACTCATAGAGCACGAGACAAGTGACGAAAATATGATGAAGATTGGTCATTCTATTTTTAGCATTGCAAGTTCAAATAGTTTCTACTCAGAACTATATGCAAAATTATTTAAAATTTTGATGGAAGAATACGAGGTGTTTAAGAAAATATTCGAAGATAATTATAAGGTTTTTATGAATTTGTTCGACAATATTGAATACGCGGATCCTAAAAAGAACTATGACAAGTTTTGCGAATACACAAAAACAAACGATAATCGACGTGCAATGAGTTTGTTTATTGTAAACTTAATGAGAAACGGCGTTATTGAAAAAGAAGAGATTCTGGAAATTATTAAAAATTTACAGAAACTTATTATGAAGTATATTACGAAACCGGATAAGACAAATGAAGTGGAAGAACTGAATGAAAATTTATATATTATTGTAACTAATTCGTCGCTGGAAATAAAATTTGGTATAGACGACGGAACTGAAAATATAATAAAAGGCATAGAGTTTATTAGTATATTAAAACCGAAGATGAAGGAGTATCCTAGTATAACAAATAAAACTATTTTTAAACATATGGATATTATCACTGAGTTGAAGTAATAATTTCATACAAAATCGTGTTAAATATATACATTTAAACATAATAATAATAAAGATATTTACCAATATTATTATTATTATTATTATCTCTAGTTCAATCAAAACTATGTATGAAACCACAACCACCACCACCACCACCACCACCACGCACGAACAAAAAGATAAAAATATAAAAGAATGGAATCGAATAAACAATATATGGTTGGACATAAAGAATAAAAACAAAACTGAAAATCCCGGATTGTATAGCACGGATTCGGACAATTCGGTGGACAATTCCCCAGACACGTCGTGTAATACGAATTTGAAAAAGTCGAATAGTTTTTCTAGTTACGACGATGAAATTAGTATTGAAAATAGTATATGTAATGGTATTATGGATCCATGCTACGATGATACAGATGATACAGATGATACAAATAAATATACACGCAACTCTATTGTTACGCCGAGTAGTATAAAATATAAGTATACGAGCGAGAATATAGCATCACTTGAATTGGACTATTCTTTAAACTATAATATGAAAATGTTGACACATATTGGCAACTACTACGAAATACTGAAAAGCAAACATAGTCAAGTACAACAAAAAACGACCAAAACGACCAAAAAACGAAACGTCGCGACAAAAATGTGTAAACCTGAACTTATAAAAAATATAGTTGCATTTGAAACAGATGCGATGAACCACCACGTGGTATATCACTGCAAAAAGATGCTTGAGTGTATGGAAATAATCAAAAGTGACAAATATTTTGCATCATTTGTAATATTTCCATAGAAAATATATAAAGCATAAATAATAAAGTATATTAAAATCATATACTTTATTATATATATATACAACGCAAGACAACACGACAATGCCACCAAATCACACCCACATAGCACCAGACATTATAACACAAGGGTTTCCCGCATCGGTAAGCGATATAAAACATTGTTTATATATTAATCTTGAAAGTAGGAAAGATAGAAGGGAGCACATTGAAGGAGAACTGAAAAGTATAGGAATTAACGGAATACGCTTTAATGCAGTCAAGTTACAAAATGGTCGCATTGGTTGTAGCATGAGTCATTTAAAGTGTTTACAAATCGCCAAAAAAAATAACTGGCCATATGTAATGATATGTGAAGACGACCTTTTATTTTTAGACAAGGAAAAAGCAGTGAATCATATGAATGAATTTTTTAAACTGCATTATGGTGGCGGGGGTGGCAGTGACGCCGATAATTGCAACATCGTGCTTCTAGCCGGAAATAACGTGCCTCCATATAAAAAGGTCGACGATACATGTATTCGCGTTTCACACTGCCAGACGACAACGGGATACATCGTAAAAAATGCATACTATGATACGCTCATCGAAAATATAAAAACGGGAATTGAAAAACTTATGAAGAATCCTAGCAATCACACGATGTATGCAATTGACAAATACTGGATTCAATTACAAAAAAGAGATGTCTGGTATTTACTTGCACCGATTATTGCAGTTCAGCGCGAGGACTATAGTGACATAGAGAAAAAAACAACAAACTACGAGTATATTATGAAAGACTTGGATAAACCCCATTTGGTAAGGAATATGCAAAGTATTGGTATGAGTTATTTACATAGTCGTTGAACACGTCCATTTTATTTTTGTCCATGATGGGGGGCACAAATCATTGGTAGTATGTGTTGGCAATGCGGGACCAAACCAATTATCGGGGTAGCAAACTATTTTATTCGGGTTTGTATTCAGATACGCCGACCACCAACTAAATGTGCTGTTTGCAATAATATTATGGTCGCAACAACTCATAAGTAACATTGACTGCCAATCTTCTATATTGTTGGGTGCTCTACGAAACACCATAGAAGGAAACCTCTTACGCATTTGGACTATATTTGATTCTACTTCCATGAAGTCATTTTCTTCGCAAAAGTATAACACAATATGCTCCTCTGATGCGGTGGCATTGGGGGTGGCATTGGGGGTGGAATCGTGTTCAAGTGTTTTCAATATATATAAGATACTATTCTCATAATAGTCCAACCCAAGCGGGGTATATTCACGCGCCAAGGATTTATAATCACCCAGGCGAAAATGCAAAGATATTGTGCGTTTATTTCCATATACAGAATTCATTATACTTTTCATGTTTTGTTTCTTTTCTTGCAGTTTCATATATTTTATAATTTGGCTAGTTTCTTTTTCAAAATATTTATAACTTTGAAAATAACCAAATAGCACGACAGCATTTCGTTGGTTTGTCACCAACGGATGTCTCTGCATTTCGTCATTATAATGAAACGTGGTTTCTTTATACATTGGAAGCTGTAATTTATGAATAGGCGTATCAAACGTATTTTTTTTCAATTCCGCGAAAAGTGTATCCCAATATATATCCTGACGTTTATCGCCACCCAACTTTTTGTTCGGAAAAATAAAACCGCGTTTTTGTTTCATCGATAAAGCCATTATTGCGAAAACTTGGAATAGCTGATTGCCCAGCCCTCCCATAATTACGCATGTTATTTTGTTGCCGAACATTGGAAGTTATATTTATAGTATATTATCGGGAGGAGGGATGTAAATATAGTTATACGAACAACGTTCTACGATCTATGTATATTAAATATAAATAAATATATTTAATATTATATAATAAGTATAATATTATATAATATAATAAAAATGGTTCGCTCAAGACTTGATCCTAGTATAAATTATCCCGAAGTAAAGGCATTGGAACAAGTAGATTCGAAAGATTCAAATTATAAAGCCCCATTATATGAAGCGGAAGTTTTAGGTATTCATACGATAGTTAGTATTGGGCAAATAAAAAATACATTTATTGATAAAGGTATCGTATATTTCCCTCTATATTTGATAAAAGACGACAAAGTATTATCGCAAATCGGTGTCGTAGAAGCGATGCAAGAAACGATTCAGTCGCTTTTAGATTCGGAAAATGATATTAATTTGGAAAGTGCAGAACCGGCACTTCTATACTCATTTGTAAAGGAAAGCCTGGTAAGGAAAGCAGTATATATAGCTGGTAGAGCGGAAACCACGGGGATGGCCGAGGCGGCGGCACAGGCATCAAAGCTTAAGATAAAATCAAAACGTTTGCTTGCACCTTTGTCTATGGCTGCGTCCATGTCTGCATCTGAAAAAGAAAGGAAAGACGCACTTCAAAAAAGTGCATTATTAAGCGAAGAATTGGGTATTGGGGGTATCGGCGACGAAGGCGAAGAAGCAGACCTTCAGCGGGTGATTCACGCGTCCATGTTGGAGGAGGGTTCAAAGATTCCCGACTTGCCGTTAAAACATGCAAGTATTCCGGTGCAAACGCTTGACCAATTTGAGGCGGAAAGAAAGAGGTATCGTCATGTCAAAGATGAGTCATGGATGGAGTCTTACTATGAAAATAATAATTTCAAGGTGATTCAAAATTCGGGGGGAGGCGATTGTTTTTTTATGATTATTTGCCAAGCTTATAAAACGATTGACCCTGATACGACGATGAGTGTTATAAAATTAAGGCGTCTTTTATCCTATGCACTTACTGACCGGCAGTTCGCCGAATATAAAACTCTGTATGACGATTATTCGCGTGAAGAAAAAAGATTAGTAAAAGAGAACCAGGATATTGCTACGAGAAACAAGGAAATCAAAGAGCGGTTTCAAAATAGTCAAAGCAAACAAGAAAAATTAGAACTAAAAGCCGAATCCGAAAAACTCATCGAACGAAATAAGCGTGTCATGCAAGAGATAGAAGCAGTAAAAGAAAACAAGAAAGAAGTTAAATTTATGAAAGGCGTGAAAACGATTCAGCAGCTACGCGAGGTGATGCAAAAAGGAGAAATGACAAGTGAATATTGGGCAGATGCATGGGCGATTGCGGCACTGGAGGTGATTTTAAATATAAAATTTATTAATCTTTCTTATAACGATTTTAACCAAAGTCAGCGAAAATCATTCCAAGAAATTAATGTAATAAATTGTGGCAGTGATTTGACCGCCGCTTTAGTAGAGGAAATCCGTAAAAATGTGGCGGAAGTCAGTAAAGCGGAGGGGATGGGGGGGACGGGGGCAGGAACGGGGGCAGCGGCAAAAGCCACCTCGGAAGACTATGAGTTTAATCCGGATTATTATATTATGGTGTCACATTCGATGGAACATTATGAATTAATCACCTATTACGGGAATGCAATGTTGACGTTTCCGGAGATTCCATATTGCGTCAAATTGCAAATTGTCACACGTTGTTTACAAGGCAAGACTTTTAGTGGTGCATATAGTCATATTCCGCAATTCAGATTGTTTATTCAAGAGCTGGGTATTGCGAAAAAAGTGGAAGGGCGAGCGGTGGATGAAAGCGTGGATGCATTATCTGCAGCGGCTTCAAATCCGCATTTTAGTGAGAATATCCAACTTGTGCATCATAAGACTGCATTGGATGCAATGCCGGGGAGGGCACAGGGCGATTATGTAGCACAGAGTGACAGGCTTGGGTTTATGGAACTTGGTGGAAGCGGAGGCGGTGGTAACGAGCATCGTGGAAGCAACAATTGGCGCAGAAAGATATCGAATGAGTGGAATGCGCCGTTTACACTAGATGGGCATCGCTGGTTATCAGTGGAGCATTATTATCAGGCGAATAAATTCTTAAAGAAACATCCGGAGTTTTATTTGTTGTTTGCAATGGATGCGAATAAGAAGAGCAAATATTACGAACCATCGTCTATATTGTCGCGGATAGCACATGATGTAGAGTTGGCGACATATGCTGGAAGAAAACAAGGGACAACAAAAATAGACGGCAAGAAGGTGGTTCTTCGTCCCGAAGAAGTTACGATTGACCCAGACTTTTTCAATGGAAGACATGCCAAGGTTTTAGAAGATGCGACCTTGGCCAAATTTACTCAAAATGACGATCTTGCAAATATTTTGCTTTTAACCAACAACGCCAAATTGATAAATTATCATCATACGAAAGAGCCATCTGTTTCGGTGCATTTGATGCGTGTTCGTTCTAAACTGAGAACAAAACGCGGAGGTGTGAATGGCTATGAAGAGGTGACGTGAAAATAGCAAATAGACATAGCAAAATAGACAATAAAGTTAAACTATAATGTAGAATACCATATTTTTAATATAAAAATATAGTATATATCCGCATCCGCGCGCCCATGAACTATACACTAAGTAAATCAGACCATAATCTTCTTCACTTATTCAAATGTAGCGGCAACTATAAAAAAATAATACAAATGAATAAGAAGCAACTAACAGGGAATGCAAAAAATAAACGTCAACATGAAATAAACGATATATTGTTGTCTTTTTATGATATGATTGACAACGAGTTTCGTCTTTTCAAGAATGGTCAAGATCAAGATCAAGATCAAGATCACTTCAATGATATTTTCAAACACAAACTTGTAAATATTCGCACGACAAGTGATAAGACTATAGAGAAAAAAATAACATCTGTATTAGAACATACATCATATATTCCGAGTAGTATTGTAAATTATATAAAAGAAAAATGCACGTATGTTTTAACGTATTCATTTCATGTCAACGAAACGCGAACCGCAAAAGTAAACTTTATCATATTTGAAGATAGCACGTATGAGATAAATAATATAAAAAAAAAGAGTGCATCCTATTTTAAAAACGGGGTATTAAAAATATACCTATGGTTAAAAATTGCATCAAAATATGCGGCCAAAGAATGCGGACCTGAACTAGAGTCTTTTATTTATCTCACTCCTTTTAAACGAAGCCACCCAATATTTAGCAAGGAGCAGGAGCAGGGGGTGGAAGCGGCATACGAAGACTACGAAGAGTATGAAGAGCTATACCATCACGTAAATATGCAACATGGCGGGGGTGTATTGAAACCGATACACATCAATGGAGGTGTATCAGATTTATGTCAACCAAGCGGTCGCGTTATCGTGTATCGAAAAGAGGAGTGGTTCAAAGTATTTATTCACGAAACGATGCATAACTATGGATTGGATTTCGCAGAAATGGATATTAGTGCTGCAAATGGATTATTACACAGAGTATTTACGATTCAAAAAGATGTAAAACTATATGAATCGTATTGCGAAGTATGGGCAAGAATCATGAATGTAGTATTTGAAACTTACTTTGATATAAATTCGCGTGCAAAGTTTTCGTCAAGAACAACGCGAAAGAATTTCATAGATAATCTTAAACTGAAAGAAAATCAGGACGGAGTAGTGTCAGTAGATGGTGGTGCGTTGGTCTCAAACACTGAAACACACGCAGTGAATATGACATCAGCGACATCGGCACGAAATCGTAGAAAGTTTTTAAAGCAGTTTTACACTTATTTGCAATACGAGTCATTGTTTTCGTTATTTCAAAACATAAAAATATTGAACTATATGGGTCTTGACTATAACATTATATCAAACTGCACCGATTCAAATTATATCGTCGCGAAAAAATTATACAAAGAGGAAACAAATGCATTTGCGTATTATATTATTGTTTCCATTCTACTTTCCAACTTTAATAATTTCATACTATGGTGTATCGATAACAATACAAATACAATTCAGTTTAAAAAGAATAAAAATAATATTATTAATTTTGTTCAATTTATTTACAAAAACTATAAAAAAAACGAACTTTTAAATATGATAGTTGATTTGGAGATTCGTCTTGAAACAATGGATGCCGCTGGTGCGGATAACACGGAAAATCAGGCAAGTCGTCAAAATAACGAAATGTTGCGAACGATGCGTATGACGATAGTGGGTGGTTATTTATGATTGATTTTGATTGCATGTATACGTAAAACAGCAATTTTCATGTTTTATTTTATTTTTGCGCCATTCTCTTGAAGCATCTTCGAAGTCTATATTTGCATTATTTGTGCATTTTTTTCCCAAGTGACTAGTAGTAAATGTCTCTTGTTTTTTTGATTGTTGACGCGTAGTCACTGGCATTTTGAATGTATGTCTCTATATACTCATATATTATATATTCATATCAATTTAATATATAAAAAATTGATGTATGAATAACATATATTATAGTTAGTAAATAAGCAGTAAGTATAATACCAATTTTAAAAAAAACCAAGAATCTTTGTTGTAATCGCATCACCATGGGCATTCGAGCACTCAACAAGTTTCTTCAAGCAAAATGTAAATCGTCTATAAAATCAATACCATTGTCTGATCTTTCCGGCAAAAAAATAGCAGTAGACATAAGCATCTATCTTTACAAATACATAAGCGAGAATGCGTTACTGGAAAATTTATATCTGATGATATCCCTGTTTCGCACCAACAATATAACACCGATATTTATATTTGATGGAAAACCACCAACAGAAAAGAATGACACGATTGCGACAAGAAAAAAAAATAAAATAGATGCACGCGAAGAATATTATCGATTAAAGGTGCTTGTTGAAAGCATGAAGACGGGACCGGACGCGGAAACACAAACGCAAACACAAAGACAAAAAGAATCTGAAATCAATGACATGACGCAAACTATGGAGCAATTGAGGAAGAAATTCGTTAGTATTAAATATGACGATATACAAAATGTGAAGACTTTGCTTCAAGCGTATGGGATGACATATTTTGAAGCACCAGGCGAAGCAGATATATTATGTGCGAAACTAGTTACTAATAATCACGTATATGCATGTCTAAGCGAGGATACGGACATGTTTGTTTATGGATGTGGACGCGTTTTGAGGTATCTTAGTTTAACGCAGTCAAATGTTGTCATATATGACATGAACCATATTTTAAAAACTCTGAATATAGAGATGGATGTATTTAAAAAAATATGCATTCTATACGGGTGTGACTATAGTCATGAGTCGTTCATAGAAAATAATATGAACATATTTCATGCATTTCAATTATTTAAGAAATATCGGGATGCTATGAATACTGAAGAATTTTATGACTGGATTATAAACGAGAAAATTCATTCAATACAATATATTAACGAGATAAATAAAAACATGAAATTATTCGACATCGATGAAACAAAGAATCTAGAATTATATGACCATATTAAAATAGTTAACGGCCCAATCAATAAAGCGTTACTTATCGAAACCATGAAAAAAGAGAATTTCATATTTATTGAAAAATAGAATATAGTAGGATTGGGATGGATTGTTCATTTTTTTGCTAGTAATAAATGAAAATACTAAAAATGACATATTTTTATACATGTCATTTTTATTTTGTTTTACATGTTTTTGTTTACATGTTTTTGTTTTATTTTGTTTACATGTTTTTATTTTGTTTTGTTTTTTTTTATTTTATTTTATTTTGTTTTGTTTTGTTTTGTTTTATTTTGTTTTATTTTATTTTATTTTATTTTATTTTGTTTTGTTTTGTTTTATTTTGTTTTATTTTGTTTTGTTTCAAAGAAAAAAAAAGGAATAAAATACTTTAAGAAGAAGCTACAGCAACAGGGGCTGCAGCGGATGCCTTTGCAAAGTGACGAGACATGTATTGTTGCAAGTTGAAGTAAGTGAGCTCCTCACCCTTCTTAACCTGGAGCAACGACTTCAGCTTGGTGTCGGGATTGATCTTGCGACCATTCTCCTTATCCTGAAGGCTGTGGGTGCGAATGTAGGCATTGATCTCACGAGTGACCTCCGTGCGAGCAAGCTCTGTGCCGACAGGCCTTCCAAGAAACTCAGCGAGCTCCTTAGAAATGAGGGTGGGCTTAACAAAACCGGAAGGAGCACGATTACCGGTCTTGCGCTTACGCTTGGAAGCCTTCTGGGCAGCACGCATCTCGCGAGCAACGTTGCGCTCAAGAGTTCGGAAGTCGCTACGGAGTGAAGAAAGACCGGAGCTAAGTGTGTGAAGTTTGGTGCCAAACTCAGAGAAGAGAGAACTCAAGGAAGTCTCAAGAGCAGGGCTGGGACCATCAGTATGGGCCTCACTAGTAGGAGCAGGAGTGGCGGCGACAGCGACAGGTGTGGGAGCAACAGGTGCATCGGTCTTGGGGGTCTTAGAGGCTTTGGTAGCCTTGGGAGTAGAAGCACCAGCAGCGGGTGCGGCGATAACGGGAGCGGGTGCTGAATCAGCGGAAGAGGGAGCTTTCTTTGCCATTGTGGTCTTTGTATACACTAATAGGTGAGGTCTTTTTAAGTATTTTTAGACATTATATATTATAATTTAGTTTGGACATGCAATAAAATAGCACATATTAAGGTCATAAACTATTTAGTTCGTGCGTTCAAAAAAACAAAACGTATTTACTTAAGGATTTCGAAATACTTTAGGAAAATATTGATACGAAGTGGAATGATTACACTATTATAATATGCGTAATTCTTTGCACCTTTTTACATATTAACGACCGATTTTATTATAATAACATAAATCGTTATCAACATATATATGTTGATTTTTATTTTTATCATAACATTCTTTTATATAAAAACCATCGGATTCATATTTATTTAATATCCATCTTACATTTTTACATAATTTATAGGGTAGTATAACCATCGCCGTGTCAATTTTGCAAACATTTATATTATTACCTTTCATTCTATTGTGTTGATTAAAGGTATATATTTTATTATTATCAACAATATTCAATAATTTATAAAAATTAGGATGTATTACATTATCATCATCTAAATAATATATTATTGCATTAGGGTTCGTAATTGTATTTAACGCATAATTCCTTTGCGGATTTCCTGATATACCCCCATGTTCACATTTATAAACATATTCTTTGATTTTATTACTTTCTTGATTTTCAAATAAATGCGGATTATTAATTATTTTGCTACCATCATATACGATTATCCATTCTTCTATATATTCAAAGTTAATACTTTTTTTAATTTCTAATAAATTATTAATTCTATATGATGGTGTTATTAATGTTAATTTATTTCTGTTTTTAAATATAGGTTCACCTTGTCCTTTTATTAATACAAATAATTTATCATTATTCCAACCAGTTGAATTTCTATTATTATGATCCAATTCTATAAAATAATAATCTTGAAATTCTTTTAATATAGGAGTCAATCTATGAATATAAGCATTTTCATTATATGATTTAAATATATCTTCAATAATTAATATTCCTCCTGGTTTTAAGTATTGGTAAGTATTTTCAATAACTTTTATTTGGTCTTCAAATTTATGCGTTGTATCTTCGATAATTATATCAAATAAAATATTTAATTTACTAAACGATGTAACAATACTATCTTTATTTGTTACATCTATATTGGAAAGAGTCACTCTATCATTGTTAAATCTTTGTTTAAAATTATTTATTAAATTGGAATCATAGTCGAACCCATATATTTCGGCATTTGGAAAATATTCTTTCCACATAAGTATCGAAGCACCATGTAATATACCCAATTCTGCTATTTTTAAAGGTTCATCTTTTTTATTTTTAAAAATTCCATCATAGAATAATGTATACGGGTGACAATGTCTGATATCCGTTACATTTATTCTTTGTGATGATTTATCGGTATCATATTTTTTTCCAATTTCACATAATTCACATGAATTATTAATGTAGTTTATTTTTAAAGTGGACATTTATACTATACTATATCGTATTATATCGTATTATATCGTATTATATCGTATTATATTATATTATATTTTTATTTTTTACATAAAATAGTTACGATAACTATTATACTTTCATTAAGTTTTTTTTTAATAATCGATGTATGTGTAAGTAATAAATATAATACTTGATTAACTGCATTATAGTTATTATATTGTTTTATCTCATTTCTCTCCTTTCTCTCCTTTCTCTCCTTTCTCAGGTTCCATCATGACCTCCATATACGCCCGCCTCATACAACCAAGGCATTGCTTCTCTAGCAGGCTCACTAACTAAAGTAAGTGCAGTCAATACATAAAAAGACCCTAGTGTTTTGTTATCCACGTCTATCGCAGATTTTATAAGATTTTCTATAATTTGTAAATTAAAGCGAATAAGAACATCTATTTCTAAATTAACCAGCGCCGCATTTGAAGCCATATTTGTAAAATATGGTGTTCCTAAAAACGGACTACCATGAGGGGGGCAGATTTCGTATTTTTTAAGATTACTAAGTTGTGCACGATAGTTCCAAATATCATGCAGCTCACGCGCAAATCGTATATGTTCGACTCGAGATAAGTTTGTAAACCATTCAGAGTTAGCATAGTTACCATAAGAGTTTATTATTTGGAACAAATCAAGTATTTTCATTTCCATACGTTTTCGCGGATCCACTATTTCATGTTTTATCACGATATCAAGAGGAGATTTTAAAAGTGCCGATAGTTTTACGATTCGTCTGATATCTTGTTTTATATCATTCGTGATACTATTTCTATTATACGGATTTTTGGTATTTTCACCTTCCTTTACAATAAGGTTATGTAGCGACAAAATATTAAAACCATAAATAAATCCATCCATATCCCTATAACTATAGAATTGCTCATATGGAATTTCATGCATTTCGTCCATAGTAAAAAAGTCGGTCTCATTGGTGCATATATTACGTTTTTTAAATGCCGGTCCACGTAATCTTATTAGTTTACGATGAAAAAACCCTCTTACAACTTTTTGTATTTTTAATGGCACTATCGAATTCTTGCAATAATCATATAAACGTTTTATAATTTCTTCTTTATTTCCTGCGCGCGATACTTTATACTGCGAACAAAGTTTCCGAAGTTCATCCATTTTATATTTTTCTGTTTTAAGTTGTTCATAGGTGTAAATAGTTAACTTCTTTATTACAGGCGGGGCGATAATGGTCGGATTGGTCGCGTTAGTCGCAATATTTTTTGTAGAATATTCACGTTTATCGTCTATATTGCAATCCATTTCTGTATCATTTTGTTTATTATTTATACTTTTTAATTTTTTTGAAGATGATTTTGCGACTATCTTTAATCCGGTCTTTGATTTTAATTTTATTTTATTATCTTTATCGCGCTTGTTTCGAAGGCTTTCTTTTATATTATTCGCGTTATTCTCTTGGCTGGTTTCATCGTCAGACGATAAAACTAATATCGAAGAAGGCAATACACGCCTTGGTCTTGACCCACTTGAACCAATTGCGTTATTTTCTGTGGGTGAATTATCATGATTCACGTGTAAAATAGTATTACTATTGGAGGATATCCCAATATTTACATTTACTACGTTCACATTTGTGTGAAATGTGGTATTTTCATTCGTATCTATACTATTAATATTCATCATTATAATATTTGGTGACGTTAATGATGTCATACTTGTAGTAGTAGTTTATAATTTATAGTACGTGCTTAATATTCTTTAATATGATACTCTTCTATATACTATAAACATTTTTTTAATATATTATACAAATGATTCTATTTATGGCAATAGTTGTAATGCATATTACATATTACATGCTGCATTTTACACGATGGATGGATGGTAAAGCCAATAAAATAAAATAAACAAAATATACTATAATTTGGTATATAAATCTATGCAAAATATTTAACTATGCAAAATATATAAAAATATAATATGATAAAGCGTAGTATGTTTTATACGGACATTATCATGTGAAACTATTATTTTTTTGTTTCATTTTTTGTTTCATATTTTCATTTTTATTTTATGTAGGACATTTTCGTCGCCAGAAAATTGATTCGGTTAAAAAAGATAAATGTAGATAGCATGAACACACAAGTAGTCAAAACAACAAACCAACACACCCAAGCCAACAATAATGCCCGCTTCTTCCGCATCCGCTTCCTATGCCAACAAGTCTTCCGCCCCCAAGGAGATTCTGGTTGGTGAAACCTTCAATCCTGCCAAGGACCTCAAGTATTCCAAGCCCAAGGCGAATAGTTCCGGTGGAAAGAGCGTCGGAATTCTCAATGCATCTACCAATGGTGCCACGTATATTTCAACTCCTCTCATGTTGACATGGGGCGTTTCAACTTTCGAAGACAAGAAGACCGGCGAGAAAACATACAGCATGTCGCTCCAATTTCCCGGAGAAGAATACAATACGCCAGCAATTACCAGGTTCCGTGAGAACATTGTCAAGTTCGAGGAAAAAATCAAGGCCGACGCGCTTGCAAATCAGAAGGACTGGTTCGGCAAGACAACTCTGACGCAGCAGCATATCGACTTTCAGTGGACTCCGATGTTGAAGTTCGCCAAGGGCGATAATGGCGAGCCCGATCACAACAAGAACCCAACTCTCAGTGTCAAGATGCCTATCTGGGAGGGTGTGTGGAATGTCGAGCTCTTTGACCCATCTACTCGCAAAATCTTCCCTGACCCTTGCAATGAGCACGTTACTCCTCTCGATTTGATTGCCAAGGGTTCGCATGTCGCGGTGGTGTTGCAATGCGGTGGTGTCTGGTTCGCAGGTGGCAAGTTCGGCGTTACCTGGAAGCTGTTCCAGGCAGTTGTGAAGCCAAAGACAACCCTGCGCGGCAAGTGCCACATCAATCTGTCGCTCGATGACAAGAAGCTCGTCGAGACTCAAGAGATTGACACGATCAGCGACGACGACGTTCCTCGTGCGTCCAACGAAGTTCAGGATTCCGATGGCGAACAAGAAGAAGAGGACGCTGAGCAAGACGCCCCCGCTGCACCTGTAAGGACGGCATCGTCTACTCCTGCTGCTCCTGCACCTACACCCGTCGTCGCAGCTGCTGCTGCTGCCGTCGCCGATGGCGATTCAGGTGCTTCCGCTGGAACCAAGAAGATTGTGAAGAAGGTTGTCAAGAAGTAAGCGCTCATCATCGCGACAACAACAACAACAACATCGCGACGCAATAACAAATAAGTAAGTATTGATATTTCGAGGCAAAACGACAATACAGGTAAGAAATTATGATAAAATAATATTGTTTAATATCATATCATATAATACTAACACCTATTTTACAGGTAATATATTTTTTTTACATAAACTTTAATATCTCGCAATCACGATATCTTATACTTTTCCAAAGCATATTTTCTATACTTTTCCCCGAATACATTACCTAACATATCGATATATTGGGATATAATAGTTCTATAGCTAGATACTGATTTGGGTGCAGACATACTTGTCACATCTTGTAGCAGAGTTTTAAACCCATCTAGTAACAAATCTATTGTTTTATTCGGACTTCTTCCTTGAATCGTGGTAAGTATATCAACCATACTTTTAAAAAACACAACATAATCGTGATTCGAATCTTCGTGGTCTTTATACTTTCTTAATTCTCCTTCTCCAAAGTCGATTACTTTTAAAGCGTATGGATTCGACATAGACACCGGTTCAATAAAGTAAACACAATCAGCACCAAGCGTCTTATGAACTAAATTTGATTTTATCATTTTGTAAATTCCTACTATAATATTTGTAACTAGTGTAAAAAGAATTGCCAATTTGGTATTATCTGTCGCGGCAATACCAATACGTGGAAGATACGATTCAATGTTCGTATCTCCGCAGTATTTTATATTAAATACAAAAAACTCATCAACATTATAGTCTGGTTTTGACAAAGAACATTTATCAAAATCGGGTGGAAGATTTTCCTTTGTTAATTCAAATGCATTACTAAGAAGTGAATGAAATTTTCCATCAGGGTCAATCGTTTTCATTTTTTTAAGAATTTTATATTCATGGCGAAATTCGTTAAATATATTATTTCTTAATACTATTTTTGAAACTAAACTATTATTTTTTGTAAGAATATCTGGTCGAAATACACACCCATAGTTACCCTGTCCAATAAGTGTTCCACCCGTTAAAAAGAGCCGCGAGCGTGAGCGTTTATTTTTTTGTATATATCTTTGTCTTCTCGTTCTTCTTCTTCTTGTTCTTGTTCTTGTTCTTGTTCTTGTTCCCATAATCGCGTGTATATTGTAGATATATATACATGTGATTATTTTTATCATTCCGATTGTCACAATCAATCGTTCCAATTGTTTCTTTTATTTTTACACGATTCGTCTTTATCCTGCGTGTGCACACACACACACACACGTAAACTGCAGTATTTTTATACTATGTAAATGATAACTCGGTATAAGCATTGCTATTGCTCCGAATATTTCTAGGTTTGAAAATAGTTTTGAAAGTAGGATTGGGTGCAGGAACATATTTACTAATTCTTATGCCCCTTTTTTTATAAACACTATCTTTTACCCATACATTTTGAAGCCCCTTTAAAATATTTATAAATTTTCTATTTTTTAAATTCATCTTAATTTTTTCATAATTGCATTTATCCGGATAATCGGCTTCAAATATAATTATATCTAGTTTATCATACAACTCAGGATTTTCATCAAAAAATATTTCTAAAAATCCTTCGCAATCTGCTACAAGTGCATTAAAATTTAAATTATATTTTTCTTCTATCTCACTTAAAGTATAGGATGGTATATCTGTATTGTCTGTTTCTACAGACGTTGTTTCATAATTTGCATCTAAATTTGTTAGACCTAATTTCTTATTACTTATAAATCCTTTTACTATATTAAACCCGCAATTATTCATCTTTTTATTTTTCTCTAAAACGTCCCAAATTCGCATATCTGGTTCAACCACAACTTGGTTATATTTATTATCGAGTTTCGAATTTATCACACATGAAACAGACCCATACCTCGCCCCCAATTCCAAAACAACGTCATTTTTTAAAATATACTTATTTGCTAAATATTGATCATAAGCTTCAATGTTTTTCGTATCTACGATTAACCCGGCTTCATTCAATATAATCATTTATAATCAACATACAAAAAAATGAAAATATAATTGGTATAATATCGCCAAATAACTCTTTAAGTATATCTACGCCTAAATAATATATTACTAAACCCACTTAAAGAAACTATACATCCTCAACCCCAAAAATACCAACTAACTATTTTTATCTACTATTATTTCCTTCTCAATATGTTTTATTATTTTACGCTCATAATTCTCGTAGTTTTCAATCGGTTCGCATATCGATCGCACCATCGTCAGGTATTCGATTTGTTTTTGTTCTGTTTCTATCCAGTCGGGGTTGTCGCTTGCCCATTGATATAATGCCGTTCGCTCCTTATCGGCGATTTTTACGATTGTATTTTTCATTGTTGCGTGATTCTCGTCTTTGTGCCACTTGTCTTCATCTTTGATATACATAGTATCACGCTTAATATCCGTGCAATGAATTGGGCGTTTATATATATCCAATTCTTTGAGACCCTTTATCATAACATCCGTTATACCACGTGAAATGCCATTCTTTTTTGAAAAAAGTAGGTCGTCTAGTGTGATTTTCAATGAATCAATAAAGTCCGATATGTTGAGAGCATCTTTGCATTTCTCGTTTAGAAAAACGTTTAAGTTGAAATTATTTGTTGTATTATTCGTTGTGTTGTTTGTGATGTTACCCATTCTTGGTATTATATTATTTATCTGCTCTTGTTGTCCTCTGATTATTTTCATCATCTCGCTATTATCTTTAATAAGTTTAAGAACAAGTTCATCTTTATTAATCATTTTTATATCTAATTCTATGTTTTCGCAATCTTCGCACGATAAATCGTGTGGTTCAGGTATATAGTCACATATCTTAACATGCTTCCACAATCCCGAGCGAGTATTATATTTTTTTTTACATTTCTCACACTCATTAAGCTGTGCGACTTTTTGCGACTTTTTTGTTTCCATTGTTTCCAACGACACCATAAGCTCATGTTTTCTAGTAGAGACGTGTTTATCAAAATCACATTTTTTGCACGTAGAATAGTCACATTTTTTACATGAAAAAATTGGCGACTTTTTGAGCGACTTTTTTGTTTCCATTTGTTTCCTAAAGTATATGGACATTTTTTTTTAAGTCATTTTACAAAATTTCAAAAAAAGTTATCGTAACAAAAAAATCAACTTAAAAAAGCAAATGAGAGCATTATGGTCTGAGTGAGATTTTCAACATTTTTTTTCAAATCTAGAAATGAAAAATCAAAATTGGACATTTATAAATGTCCTTTTTTCAAAAATCCAAAATAGAATTGGAAAAAACATTACATCATTCACTTATTCAGCGTCCGCTTGTGCCATTTCCGCGACCTTACCTTTATGGTGTGGAGACGCGCGAATCATTTACCGCGAATGGCTGCATTATGCAGTGGATTATGGAGGTTGCATATTCGCGGACGGATGGTCCGACGGATGGTCCGACGGATGGGGAAGCAGTTTTGTGGAATTCCTGGATCATCGGTTTTGGGGGATGTTTTGAAAAAGGGTGCGGAAGTAGAAAATAATGAATTTTATTGCTTTTACCTTTATGCCCCGAAAAAGATAGGTTGACTTTTAGGTTAGAATGGCGTAGGGAGTTTTGGGGGATGAGAGAAACGAGAGAAATGAGAGAAATAATTCATAATTCAATATAAGAGACTATGAATTATTATAAAAAATATATGATACAAATAACTACAACAATTCAATATTTACAAAAATAGATGATTTTTCACTTGTGTCATACATGTTTTTTGAATTTATAATTGGTATTCCTTGCCCTTTTAATACATGCGTCTGATTATCCTTTATATGTAATAATTTCGCGGGAATATTAAAATGTTTACTGCCGATTTGAAACGATATCTGTTTCTTTTCTAGCAACTCTGCAATTTTCATACGCAAATCTATATAAATATCGTTATTTGCATCAATGTATATATGGGACGGAGTCGATGGTGTACATCGAACGATTAAATCAATCGGTGTGTTATCTTTTTCACCTATTTTATAATACAACTCGGTATGCCATAGCGGAATATAATATTTTTTATCATCATGCTCTAATACGTATATATTATTTTCACCCTGTAGGTCGTCAAGTGATACTGAAATAATAACAAGATTATCCAACTCCATCTTTTTTTGTATGATTTTTTCAAACAAGAGAAGTTTTTCGTTACTAATATGAAAAACAGCATGATACTTGTGTATAATTTCGTAAATAGTATATGCCGTTTCTTTATCCATATCTTCAAACATTTTTAACGATAATTCGTGGCAATCTTCTACTATAATTTTTATAATCATATCTATCGTTACTTTTGCATTTTCTTGCGAAATATTTGTATACATTTTTTGCAACAAAGATTGCGTAAATATTCTAAAAATAGACATATAACTTTCTGCTCCTGTAGAATCTTCATCACCCGAGTCATTGTGAGAAGGGTGAGAAGGGTGAGAACCGAGAGAAACAGATAAATTATATAAATATTGATAAGCATTGTTTATTTCTTTGAACTTTTCACATGACTCTTCGGTGTTATTATTTTTATCGGGATGATGTTTCATTGCATGTAATCTATAACTTTTTTTCAACTCTTCGAGTGTATAATTTGATTTTAGGTTTAATACTTCAACGGCATGTTTTATATCCATTTATGATAGTTATTAGATTATACATATAATTTTCTAAATGGTAAATTGGTCTATAGTTATTATTGTAATATTGTAGAAAAATAAATGTTTTCAATAAAACATCCGTGATATTATCTTTATTTAATACTTCCGTTTTTATCAAACACGATAATATATACCATATACACTCATTTATATCCAAATCATATATCAATATTTCATATAAAATATCGCGAAACCTTAAATAGTTTATAGTTTCTGGGTTTTGTATCGATTCTATAATATTATTACATATGCATTCATGCGGATTTGTTAACTCGTTTGTATTCACAATTACATTTTTAATATTTGATAACGATGTTAAGTTTTTATAATTGTCGAATACAGATATGAACGCGGGATTCGAAGTAGAAGCAACAGAGGTATGTTTTGAATTTTTAATAGAAGAAAGAGACTTATAGTATTGGGCTTCGCCTTCGCCCTCGCCACCACCATCGCTATTGCCATCGCTATTGCTGTCGCTCTCGTCATGCTCAATATGTATAGGTTTTGTAGCTGAAATTGCTGCCGGACTAGCATACATATGAACATTTTTATTTGGATGCATAGAGTTCACGCATTTATTATAATACCCCAACGACGGCCTGGGAATAGAAATAATCTGTGAGTTATTTAAAATATTATCCGGTATAAAACTAATATGCTCTGTAATAATTATAAAAAATAATTTTATTTTATTAAATGACTGGCGTTGCATATAACTATAAAAAATATCCAATAATTCGCTATGAATTTTGTGAAAATATTTGCACAAAATAATCCCCGTTGTATCTACACGCATAGAAACAACGTCGGTAATCTGGTTATATATATCATTCCACAATACCTTAGAATTACAACCCAATAAAGACATGTCAACTTCAAAATGAATATCGCTTATTTTTATAATAAAATTTTCCTTATTTGAATTAATGGTTAGACGCTTTTCGTATTTTAAACCACTATTGCTATATTTTTTAATACATTGCAGAGCTTGTGTATACTTACCCACACCTTTCGGGCCGTATAAAATAATATTTTTTAAATTTTCTACCTTTTCAGGTAATGAACTTTTGAATATTTTTTCTATTTTTGGATGAAGGGGTTCGGAAGCATTCGACGCAATATAATCGTCGAAATGTGTTTCAAGAAATTTCATTGCAATAGTTGGGTTATTTGGGGTTAGTTTTGATTGTGCAGTATTATTATAATTAACCGAATAGATTTAAATTATATTTTGGTATAATATTATAGATTTTGATATGAAATACTTAAATATATAGTAAGTGTTATAGTAGTAAGTATTGTCCTCTAGTACCTAATATATACATGAAACTTGTAACTATTCATCCTGAAAACATCACAAAAGAATATATCTACTTTAACGAACCAATACAAAATAATATCATCAACGAAAGTAGGTATATTCGAATATTATATTCTACACCCAATATAGTTTTTAATGGGATTCATGTTCTTATAATTTTGTCAATTGATAACATGGATAGACAATACAATAAGAATATTCTGTATTATAATACAGACAAAAATACACAGGCTATAAATAGCATTAAACAAATAGAAAAAACGATTTTAACAAAATATAGTTCATTAAAAATACCATCATATAATTTATCTGAACTTCTTGACGGGGGTGTTATACGATTATTTACCGAGTCTACCGAAAAAAAGAAACTGATGAATATAATACTTAAAATATCGGGACTATGGGAAGATAATGAAACATACGGGATTACATATAAGTTTTTTTCTGTGTAATATGTTTAAAATATAGTATTAATATATTCTTATTTGTCAAAGCAAGAAAGCAATGAAGAATATATTAATAACGGGTGGTTGTGGATTTATTGGGTCAAATTTTATCAACTATATTTTAAAAAAATATGACGACACATACGTGATTAACTTGGATGCGATGTATTATTGTGCATCCGAATCCAACGTTGACGAAGAAATACGAGAATCCGATTTATACAAAAATAGATACAAGTTAATTAAGGGGAATCTATGCTCGTATGACTTGGTGAACCATATTATAAATGACTATAACATAGAATATGTCATACACTTTGCAGCACAAAGTCACGTGCAAAATTCTTTCGAGGATGCATTGCAGTATACAAAAGACAACATAGTCGGAACGCATAATTTACTTGAGGTTGCAAGAAAATATGGGAAACTCAAAAAATTCATTCATGTTTCAACGGATGAAGTATATGGCGAATCCATGATTGAAAAAAGCGAAAATAAAAAAACGGAAGAAAGTATATTGTGTCCAACAAACCCATACGCTGCTACAAAAGCAAGCGCAGAACTAATTGCACAATCTTATTACCACTCTTTCTGTGTTCCTATTATCATTACACGAGGCAATAACGTATATGGACCTAACCAATACCCAGAAAAAATAATACCACGTTTTATAAAACTTTTGAAAGAAAATAAAAAGGTAACGATTCAGGGGGATGGATCAAATGTCAGGGCATTTATTCATGTAAAAGACGTAGTAAAGGCATTTGATATTATATTGGAAAAGGGTATTATTGGTGAAATATATAACATCGGATCAGACGATAATGAGGAATATTCGGTATACGACGTTGCAAAGATGTTAATTAAAAAAATAAAACAGATAGATCACGAAGGTGGATGCAATTACGATGACCATATAGAATATATCGAAGATAGACCCTTTAACGACAAAAGATACTATATAAGTAATGAAAAAATAAAAAAACTTGGATGGAGTATCCACACGAATTTTGATAATGGAATTGATGAACTCATCTAGCTATAGTTATAGCTATAGTTATAGCTATAATACTATAATAGAAACTTCGACAAAAATGACATAAAAATAAAAGTGTAAGTATACAAAAGACAATGAAAGTATTACTATACGGCAAGAATGGATGGATCGGCGAAAAGGTCTATAAGTTACTTATAGAAAAGGGACACAGCGTAATTATTGGAAATGCAAGAGCAGAGAATAGTGAAAGTCTCGAAGAAGAGATAACTGGAATTCAACCTACAAATATTATTTCGACGATTGGAAGAACACACGGCAAAATAGGCGACAAAGAATATACAACGATTGACTACCTCGAACAACCCGGCAAAATAAAAGAAAATGTCCGTGATAATCTTTATTCACCTGTTATGATCGCTATGATATCTCGCAAGTATAATATTCACTACGCATATTTAGGAACGGGGTGTATTTTCACATACGATAGCGAACACCCCTTCGCGGAAGAATTAAACGGATTTACAACCGATTCAAAACCGAATTTCTTCGGTTCTTCATATTCGGTAGTAAAAGGATATACGGATATGTTGATGAAGGCGTTTGACAATGTTCTGAACGTGCGGGTTCGCATGCCGATAACGGATGAGATACATCCGCGTAATTTTATAACCAAGATTACTCAATATCAAAAAATATGTTCAATACACAATTCTATGTCGGTATTGCCGGAGTTACTGCCAATTATGATTGACATGTGTGAAAAGGGAACAACCGGAACTATGAATCTAACAAACCCAGGGCTAATAAGCCATAATGAAATATTAGAAATGTATAGAGAAATAGTAGACGCGGACTTTACGTGGGAGAATTTTGATGCGGAAGAACAACGTAAAATATTAGAAAGCGAACGTTCTAATAATTTCTTAGACACTTCTAGACTAGAGTCTATGTATAAAGTGAAACACATCAAAGACGGGGTGAGGGATGTGTTGTATTGCATGAAGGAGAAGGAGAAGGAGAAGGAGAAGGAGAAGGACAAGGAATAGAGATTTAAAAACAAGTGGAAAATAGTCGAAGAATGACCTCCATAATACCGACACACAATCCATTTAATATAAATAGTGTAACGCTTAAATATAATGTTCCAATGGATGGGTCGGCAATAGGATTAGTAACAGATGTCATACATGCCATATTTCCACGCAAGTAACTAAATATCAAAATAATCTGAAAAATAATCAAAACACTTGAATATCCCGAAAATTTATAATATTCGGGGTCTACTTTCCTTTCATTTATCATAGTCGAATACGCTAACGATTGGCGTATAATTACAAAGAATATAATGAGAAGTGCAATAATCTGAAAAAAGGATGGGTATAAGTTAAAGCATTTACCATTTGTCTTCAAATAATAAGATATTACTGCTATTAAAAGCGTAAACAATGAAATAAATGAAACTATATAGCCAATAGCGGTAGCAAACCCTGGTCCTTGTTCATTCCCTATTTTCAATGATGAAAATGCCATTTTTATAAATACACCCACAAATGCTAAAAGTAGTGAAATATTGAAAATATAATATATACTCTTAAATCTTACATCGATGTTATCAAGAACCTTTAAAGAATCCATGTTATGTTGTGTTGTGTTGTGTTGTGTTGTGATTCGGTAAAATAAAATACTATAGACTATAGACTATATAGTTATTTTTATTATTTTAATTACTATTTTATAATATAAAGTATTATAAAATAAAATATATTATAAGTAAATTATAAGTAACTATACAAAGCAAACAAGGCAAACAAAGCAAATGAGTGGCACGCAAAATAGGAACGTATATACCGAACATCCACTAATCGAAAGACAGCAAACGTATGTTCTAGAAAGAAAACTCGTTACGATACATTCAGAAGACAGAGATGTATGTTCATGGCCCAATTCTTCTCTATTCGAAATTACCCTGCCACAACAATTAACAAATGTTCAGTCTATTCGCCTCATCGAGTCAAATTTCCCTTCTGTAAATAACGTATTTACAAATACAAACCAAAATATAAAACTGACATTTAGTTTAAGTGGAAGTGGTCCATATACCATAACTATAGATGAAGGGTTTTATTCGCCATTTCAGCTTGCAAATGAGTTGACAAATAAAATGAATCAGGCAGTTAGTCAAGATATACCATCATACACCAATTTTGCCGTAATATATCATGAAGTGAATCAAAAAATATGGTTTGGAAACAAGAGTGAAACATTTACGCTTTTATTTAATACTACCGAAAACTACTCGGTAAACGGCAATACGTATGAAAATTGTAAAGTATTGCCACCCAACGAATTGTCAACATGTATGACCACTAAATGGGGGCTGCCGTATTATTTAGGATTTAATCGTGAAGAATACGACAACCCTACGCCGACAACTGATGACTTGAATTACGAATATAAAAAGGCAACAGATGCCGACTATACATGGCTTCAAGTGACGGGAACGGGATACTATATCGTAGCACCAAATGTAATTAGTATATTTGGAGAAACAGCTTTTTACATGGATTTGTTTAAATACAATGACATGGATGAATTAATGCCTTATCCGCGTAGAACAAACGCCAGCGTAGATAACAGCTATGGAGGAAGAGTAAACAATGCATTTGCAAAGATTCCAATATTAGGTATTCCTGTTTCGCAGTATTTTGATTCGCGTAATAGTATGCTTCAAAATATGTCGCAGTTTTTCCCTCCATTGGAGCGTCTTTCTAAAATAAAAATTCGTCTTCGTTATCATGACGGACGACTAGTCGATTTTAGCAACTGCGATTTCAACTTTACACTAGAGTTTGACTTATATCGTGACGAAATGGCGCGTGACTTACGATTGCGTGTTCCTGCGCAATATCGGATGTAAGTGTAGTGGGTGAGACACACGAGAGACACGAGAGACACGAGAGACACGAGAGACACGAGACACACAAGAATGATATGAATATGTAAAACATTTTTCATATCATTATTAATATTACTATTTAAGTTTACAATGCGGCTGCTTCGGTATTCGTGGATTCCGGTGTTGCTTCTTTATCTTTATCTTTATCTTTATTTTTATTTTTACGTGTTCTTTTCTTAGAATTATTCTTATTTTTGGAAATCGTTCGCTTTGCTTTTGCGCGTGTTTTGCGTTTCTTACCACCATCATAATCAAGACTTCCAAAATCACCGGTGGGTGTAGCATCACCGGCGCCTGGCATTGGTAGAGGTGATGAGTCAGAATTTTGTTTTGCTATAGCAGGTGCACCAAACGCAGGAGCAGGAGGAGGAGGGGGAGGAGGGGGAAGCGCGTTGGGTTTTTCATCACTACCACTACCGCTACCAGATTCACTGGAGGATGATGTCGCAGGTTTGGGGGGAACCGCCATTGGCGGTAGTGGAACCTTATCAGTTTTTTCATCTGTCTTTTTTTCTGCTGCTTCTTTATTTGTTTCACCGGACGATGTTTCTTTCGGTTTTTCGGGGGGTGGTGGAGGAGGTAAATTTTTAAGTTTATTTTTAAGCTCTTTTACGCTATTTACTTTGGCATTTAACTCTTCTACTCCCTTTGCAATAGATTCATATAAATCATCTATTTTATTTGTGATTTCCTTTTGTTCAACGCTTTCCTTCAATTCGTTAACCGACCCAAATAATCTTTTAAAAATTGACATTATATGAAATATGTATATATATTAAATTATAAAAAAAATATTATAGTATTATGATTTATTTCCAAGACGTGACTCTACAAAATTTTAATATTATGCGTAGTTTCAATCCACTCAGTCAATATATCCAATGAACACGTTTTATAATCTTCTTTAAATCCCTTAATTTTTAAAAACGACGGATTTTTCATTTCAGGGGTTTTATAAAATATATAGTCGCCAAATCTTCCATTTCGAATACTCAAGTCTTTTGTTATAAGTCGAACCATTCCCTTGGGAGCAATTGTTTCTTTAACTTTTGTTGCGGATTTTGTATTTTCATCCTGATTCGTATCCACACCCGCATCTACACCCGCATCTCCACTAACAAACGACGCTTCGATTATTTTAACTATTTCATGGTATGTTATAGTCTCCGGATTTCTACTTTTTGGAAATACCCCCGACAACGACTTTTTATGTTCGCCCCATACAAAATACAAACCATATTTCCCCTTCTTGATGACTATATCTACGCTGTCATATATACCTAAATGTATTCCACCTGTTTCAATCGTCCCTTTTTCATTTACGATTTGTTCAAGGGTATACTCTCCTCTTTTCAGTCGCGCAATATCAATATCCTTTTTCACACTTTTATAGGAAGTCACCTTTTTCCCATTTTCGCCGGGTGTGATACACTTAATTGCCGGTCCTCTACTTGTAATCACGTATGTATGCGCGTCATCAATAACCACGCTATCTTTTTGAATATTTTTATCCTTTAGTTCGCGTGTCAAGTCTGTAACTTGGTTCATACAATACGTGCAAATATCTTTATATGTCAGTTCACCCCTGGCAACTTTATCTAAATCATCCTCCATACGTTTCGTAAAGTCATACTCAAATAAACTATTAAAATGTGTAACAAGGAAATCAATCACGATTTTACCAAGGGGCTGTAATACTAGTTTATTTTTTTCACCCCCGAATTCACGTTCTGTTTGCAACACTTGCAATTCGTCAGGTAGAAGTTCAAAGTCAACGCACTTTATTTTTTTACCTTTTACATCTTCTTTGGTAACATAACCACGTTTTTGTATTTTATCAATAAGCGACGAAAATGTTGATGGTCTGCCTATTCCACGCTCCTCCAATAGTTTAATAAGACCGGCTTCCGTATAATGCGACTTTAGCTCAACCATAGTCGACGTCGCTTTTATTTTATTATACGGCAGAATACTATTCTTTTTAATATTTTGCAAATATTGGTAGTGAGGGTTTTCTTTCTCATAGCCTTCCACTATTTTCCAGCCTGGAAAATCTACAAGTTCGGCCGTAAAGCGATACTCGGTTTTGATTGTCTCCGTTGTTGGTGCAGTAATGGTCGCAGTTAAAGATGAACACGTCGCATTTGACATACAACTTTCCACTGCATTGGTCCATATCAGTTTATATAATTTTTGCTCACGTGCAGTAAATGAATCAGGGATCGCGGAGACTTCAATCTTTGTAGGACGGATCGCTTCATGTGCTTCTTGGGCTTTTACGGGTGGGAGTGCTGCAGATGCTGCCACACCCTTCTTCGACGCCTTTGCTTTTGTTGCCGTGGCTGTTGTCCCAGATCCCATACCAATCACAAGGCGGTTAATATCCGGATGCATGTACTTCTCATCCCATGTCGAAATAATATGTTTCTTCATTTTGTCTACAAACTCCGCACTATATGTCTTGGAATCCGTTCTCATATAGGTTATATACGACCCCTCGTATAGTTTCTGGCAAATTGACATTGTTTCAGCCGGCGAGTAATGCATTTCACTACTGGCTTTCTGTTGTAAAAGACTAGTTGAAAAGGGTATAGGTGGTGTTTTCGACACTTTTTTCGGGGGTAGTAAATTAAACAGATGCTCATGATTCGCACTTTCTTCTAAAAACTCCTCTGCGACTTGTTTCGCATCAAATTGGTGTGTAAGTGTAAACTGCAAATTTAGTTTTGTGAAATATCCTACTATATTGTATACCATTTTACCCGGAGATGCATCGATTTCGCGCTGATTGTCATAGACTAGACGAAGTGCTGGCGACTGACACCGACCAGCAGATAAACTATTCTGAACACTCGATGCGATATGTTTCCATAACATGGGCGAAATATTATAGCCTACAAGTAAATCAAGGGCTTGGCGCGCGAATTGTGCTTGAACCAAATCCATGTTCAATACACCCGGGTTTTGTATTGCCTTTTCGATAGCTGGCTTTGTTATTTCATGAAATACGATACGGGGTGTTGTATCCGTGGGAAGCTTAAATGTGTCGCAAACATGCCACCCAATTGCCTCGCCTTCGCGGTCGTCGTCGGTTGCAATAATTACGCCACCTGTGCATGTTGCTATTTCTGTGCGAATACGCTGAATCTGTTTTGTTTTTTCGTCCATTGGAGTAAAACGCAAGGTAAAATCGTTTTTTGTGTCAATAGAGGTGAGACCATCGAGCGTGCGAAAATGGCCGAATGTAGCGATGCATTTATATCCAGGACCGAGATATGATTCTATCTTTGCACACTTTGCTGGAGACTCAACGAGAACAAGTATTGCGCCCGGAAACCCAGATTTTGATTTTTTCAGAACGCTCATGTGTGTGTGTGTGTGTGTGTGTGTGTGTGTGTGTGTGTGTGTGTGTGTATAAACTAATATACGTAAGTGGGTATTATTTATGTCGTTTGTATATTATAAATAATACTCGGAATATCGCTTCAATTTATTTTATTGATTATTTGTGGTGTTGTTAGTATTGTTCGCGCTGTTGGCATCAGGACTTGCAACCTGTGTCTTCTTAAATTCGGCCCATGAAATCTTCTTGGGAGGTAGAACGGGTGCGTGTGCGTGTGCAGCTTTTGAATGTTTGTCTCTATTTTTGTCCGAATGGTCTGCCTTTTTAAGTGCACTATCGATATAAATACTTTTGAGTAATTTCCCAACCTCGAACGAACCGCTATGCTGGTCGAGTTTTCCGTCTTCAATAAGTTTAAGAACATGCAACAACTGAAAAAGAATATTCAAGTCGATTTCATCCTTTTTGACTTTGTTAAAAATATCCGTATAGTTGTTAAATAAAAACGAACACCTTGAAACACAAATTGTGTCGAATTGCTGAGGGTTACTTTTAGCAAGTCTCTGGTAGTCGTGTTTCAGTTTAAGTAGCGTAAGAATATCATCTTTAAGCGGCTGACTATGCTTTAGTTCGCGAATCTGGTTTGTATTATCGGCGACATCATTTGCGCGAATAAGTTTATCTAGTTGTAAACGTTCCTGGGGGTTCATTTGTATATTATATTTAATATATATTATTTATATTCTATTTGCACAATATTATATTGCCGCAACTAAATAAAAATCTGTAGTTAAATATATATAATATATAAATACACATAAAATGGCAAAACGAACCATTCGAAGAAGACTGCGTAAAAGTAAAACGATTCGTAAAGTAATGATAGGATGCAATGGTCGTCGTGGTCGTCGTGGTCGTTCTCGTGCGAAAGTAGGAGGCGCAGCGGCAGGGAAAATAGAAGCAGCACAATATACAGGAGCATCACCTGAGGCAAATCAAAATCTTGCCGGCGGAACTGCCGCTTTTTTGGAAGCACAACAAGCAGCTGGAAATATACCCCCCGCGGCTCCTCAAATTACAGCATCAAATATGACTCCACTTCCTCAACAAGGCGGTGCAAGAACCAGAAGACACCATAGAAGAATGTTAAGATATAAAAAAAGCATGGCACGAAAGAGTAGACGTGCATAGTAAATCTCAACATGAATTTTTAAAACATCGTATTTAGTATTGCTATAAATAAAATATATTATAATAATATATTTTATATATAACAACCACAAACATAGAGTGTAACATGAAGTTATCCGATTTATTATTATCAATATTTATTGTATCTGTATTTGTCGGCCTATATATCGCAAATGTTTTAGCAATTGGTAAGAAAAATGTTCAAGATAATTGGGCATTATATCGTTGCAGCCCTATGATAATGCCGATTGCCAACATGTTTGGACACAATACTATGAAAAATTTCGCATATTGTATACAAAATATGCAAGCCAGTTTTATGGCACCATTACTTACACCTTCGAACTACGCTAATACACTAGCTACTTCGAATTTGAGTGAAGTGAACAAGAATAACAAAAACTCAATGGGTATGATGTCGTATATGCGTGGTGCTACGGGCAATAATATTATGGGGATGTTTAACATATTTGGTAATATATCTCTACTTATGGGTGTTATGGTAAATAAAATAAAGGATATCATGAATAAACTAGGTGGTGTATTCTTTACTACATTCTCGCTTATGCAGGGTGCCGCATATACTACTCAGTCAACATGGAATGCCGTTCCAGGAAGGTTGGTAAACATGTTTGTGAATGTTAAATAAGTAAGATGTAGGGGATAGAGAATGGAGAGAATGGAGACAATGGATAGAATGAATATATTTTCTATTTTAATACAAATTTATTCATTTATTATATACATTAATATCAGTATCCTGTATATAATATTTTATTTAAAAATTTATCTAAATCAAAAAAATCTAGAACTATTATAATTTATGGCCGAATCAGCAGTAGTACCAGAAGCGAGTCACAATAATAATTTTTATTCTTATGGCGAGTTTATGAATACTATAAATAATACCCCCTTAACCGAAGCACTAAATAAACTATATGAAAAAACGACATATTTAGATAAATATGGCGGGTCTGTTGTCGTTGCAGTATTCACAATTATAGGCACAAGCATGTATTTCACCTATATGTATTTAAAAAATAATTCGGATGTAATCAAAAATAAGTGGCAGGAAAATAGGTGCAGTCCGCTTTATATGCCATTTGCGGGATTTATTATGAACCCAAAAAATATGAGTAAGAATGAATTTGCTACAAATAATTTTTTTGAGTGTTTCGGTGTTTTATTGAAAGAGATAGTTGAAGCAGCTTTAGCACCAATACAAGCAGCTTCATTACTGATAGCTGCAACCACTTCACTTATTGCCGGAACTATGAACAGCTTAATGGGGGCTATTTTATATCTAAGAGATGCCCTTGGGGGTGGTTTTGGGCTATTGGGAAATCGCTCATTGAATGCATTAACAATAATTACAAAGTTGTCGCTTCTTGTTAAAAATTCATTTAATCAGGGTCAGGGTATACTTGTAACTATAATGTATATATTTTTTACTGCATATGACATGATGGCGTCTTTCTTTTTTATTCTTATTATCGCAGCTCTTGTATTTTTAGCAGCAGCATTAGCTGCAATGATAGCCGCATGGTTATTATACGTTTTATTTTCGGCTATACCAATTATTGGTTGGGTTTTAGGGCCGATATTTTTATTTGTTGCTATTGGTTTAACCTTGTCATATGTTATTGTTCTAATCATGGTTATCGTTGTTATTGTTTTTACTGTATCAGTAATGAAGAAATCATCATAGTAAAATATTAACTATACATAATTATTTCTCTCTTTATTTAGGAATTACTATATGAAAATATTATACATTTGTTAATATTTTTATCTAAGTTTTATGTATAAGAAATAAACAAAATAAAATGAAAATGAAAAGTTGTTCATTAACTATAGTATGCGTTATAGTTTTAGTTGTTATATTATTTATGATGTTTTCGGGGTCAAAAAACAACATGTATGGATTGATTGAAGGAATGAAAACTGATAAAAAAGATGATACAAACCCGTTGTCTAGGGTTGGGCTAGGACCACTGAGGACGATTATTCCTGGTGGACTATTTATATCGAGTAATACGGATGTAAAACCTGCTAAAAAAAAAGAAAACTTTGAAGTTAGACAACCGATCGGTTATGCCGATATTGTCGAGTCAAAGAGCGACAGCTGGAATCTTAGCAAGTGGGTTAAAGATGCATTAAGATATTCCAAGGGTATGGGAAATGAAAATAAACTTGATAGCTACAAGTATCACAGCGGCCCTCCCATACCTCTCCCTGAAGGTGAGCTATTTTTCTTTAATAACACAAAATTTGATTCAGAGTGCTGTCCTGCAACATACACCAATAGCCAAGGCTGCGCCTGCTTATCCCAACCACAATATAACCACCTCATGATGCGCGGAGGAAACCATACTCCTCCTCAAAATACCAATACGGCATACTTTAACGAGTTTTGAATAAGTTTTGAATAAGTTTTGAATAAGTTTCGATTAATCATTTATAAAATAAATATTACACTTTTAGACATTTACAACACCATTTTATTTGCGTTTATACAATCATATTTAACATGTATTTATATATATATTATAATGAGTATTCATGCAAATGGTTATTGGGAAGGTTTAGAAGCAAGTTGTCAGCACGCATATGATGCTTCTCTTGGAGTTAGTTTAACCAAATTTTTTAAAATTGAAAATGTAAAGAGTTTAGTTGATTTTGGTTGTGGAATGGGCAATTATGTAAAAACATTTCAAGAAAATGACATTAATACTATTGGGTTTGATGGTAACCCACATACCCCGAAATTAACAAACAATATGTGTAAAGTATTAGATTTATCAGTTCCAATAAAATTTGACGAACCATTTGATTGGGTAATGTCACTTGAAGTAGGTGAGCATTTGCCTAAGCAATTTGAAGATATTTTTATACACAATTTACATAATAACAATAAATATGGTATAGTATTAAGTTGGGCGGTTAAAGGACAAGGTGGGCATGGTCACTTTAACGAACAAAATACCGAATATATAAAATCAAAAATATGTGAATTAGGATACTTAAATGATATTAAAAGTGAAAATAAATTAAGAAAAGATTCTAGTTTATGGTGGTTTAAAAATACTATTATGGTTTTCAGAAAATTTGACACATTAAACACCCCCAAAGGTTTAAAAAAATAAATGATAAAAAAATATTATATTTTATCATTTATCGCATTTACAAATCCTCGTGCAACCCTTACAAGTACATATTAATGGCACTCTTGCTCATTCCATTGTCGTCTTTCTTGATGAGATTGTTTACCACCTCGGTCGTAACATGAAATGGGAATTCGACCACGAGTGTATTCTCTTTCTCAAATAGCGTTGTTCCAGGTTTGACAAGACGATACAGGTTGAGTTTCTTATAGATAATTTCAATGCATCGCTTCAGGTTTCTTACACCAGATTCCTTGTCCGTATAATTTTCAATAATGTAGTTCAGCGTAGCATCAGGAATAACAATATCTCCTTCTTTGAAATTGACCTCATAGCGAATCTTCGGAATCAAATACTGGTTCGCAATCACTATTTTCTCCTTCACCAAGTAACTCGACGTCTTGATTTTATACATTCTGTCCATCAAAATAGGATTGACTTTCAGCGGGTCATTGTAACTGAATATAAACAAACACTTGCTCAAATCGAAATCAATCTCGGCGAAATACTTGTCGTGGAATTGTGTATTCTGTGATGTATCCGTCAAGTGCGTCAGGATTCCAATAATTTCTTCACCCTTTGGCGTCTCGCTAATTTTGTCCAGCTCGTCAAAGTAAATCACCGGATTCATCGACTTGGAGCGTATCAGAATATCCACGATTTTACCCCATGTGCTGCCCTCATATGTATACGAGTGCCCCTCCAAATAACTACTATCCGTCGCACCACCGAGGGGAATAAACGCAAACTCGCGGTTCAAAATCTTGCTAATTCCTTCTTTCACAAGACTCGTGTTGTGCGTTATCGTAAAATCACCGAGCAAATACTTGTGATTTTTGTCCAACTCGAATCCATAGTATTTCCCCCACCCGCGTGGTTCTATCGTAATACCCATAACCATACTATCTTTGTTAATCACACGCTCGGTTTTAGCCATTTTTCGCGGGCATTTTACAGGAATGGAAGACAAGTTATCACCCGACAAATGCATTCTATAATATGTTCCCGTCTTTTTTTCGCCCTTATACATACAATATTTTTCACACTGACTCATATTCGCCGAGAACCCGAGAGACCTAGCCACAAATAATATATCGTCCGCTAAAACTTTATTCTTTTGAATGATGTCATATCCTTTTGAGTTATCGCAATAAGAACCATCCGTGTCGATAATTCCGGCAAGAAGTTCCAGACGTGTTTGCCTATCATTTATTTTATAAACGTCTGGAATGTGTTTGTTGTTGATGAGACTGAAATCCTTTAATACTTGGAGAAACTTATTCTTGTTATTTCTAGTATCATGTTCGTGCATGTCGTATGAAATACCATAGGTATACTTGTCCCTGTGCACCAAATTCAAATTATATTTTTTAAGTTCTGTTTTCAAATAGTGTAGAATAGTAGCATCCTGGTTAGTAATTTCTGATTTAGATGAAGTTCCATCCCCTAACCAAGCGCCAATAATGTAGGGGTCGAATGGCACATTTTTTCTCGAAAACTCGACACCTCTCTTATATCCCTTCAAGTTTACACGGATATACTTGGGTAATTTTAGTAATGTCTTTACAGGGATTTCAATATAATCATGCTCAAGTTTCATATCATGTAAGTATCTTTCTGCTTCTGTTTGGTCACTGAATCGTTTGCTGTGTTGTTTGTAATCATTTTTGTCAAAGTAACACACTTTGTATTTAGTTTCTCCTGATTTCGTCTTTACATTTTTTATAATATTCATTCCCGATTGTTTCAAACACATAATGTGCTCTGAATTTACACCATATTTTTCTCCATTTGAATGGACGATGTCGTATAACTCGTCTTCACCTCTACCCAGTGATAAGACATTCCTGCACTTTGAATCATCTCCCATAACTTTATCGCCCACAACTATGTCTTGCACCATCTTAATTGAACCATCGTGCATTAAGATAGGGGTATCAAATGTGTGACACTTGCCCGTCCCCATCGGACCATTAATTGCAATTGCAGTGCCCATTGCTGACGGATTTGAAATCCATTGCCCAAGCATTTGCATGATTTGCATTTTTGCGTCGTTTAGGCCATATACTGCACCATCCAATTTTGACTTTGCATCTTCCATAAATTCATGGCATTTCTCAATTCCATCCGAAATCGTAAGCGGCAGATTCGAAATTCTGCCAAATGGAATCTGCATAAAGGTGTCGACCCAATTCTTGATTTTATAATACTCACCGGCACCTGGCTCCATGCGACGCAAGTTTGTGATTTTTTTCAGCGCAATTGCTTTAAATTCTTTAGGAATATTCGACTGCAAAAGTGCCAGGCGGTATGGTTTATCCGTAATCGTGAGCTTGTTCAGACACTGCAACTCGCTCAATACTGCAGTTTGTTCATCCATTGACAAATGTTGCTTGAAATACTTGAGGTCGTTGGTCGAGTTCTTCTGACGAAGCAGTTTCTTGAAATTTTTCACATGTTTCTTCTTATGACTGCGCAACTTCAGCTCTTCGCGTTCCTTGAATTCCTTCTCTTTGCGAATCATACTTTGCAGTGTTTCGCGTGCAATGCTGTCGTGTTTGTTGACTTTCAAAATGTCCTCCATTTGTTGCTTGATTCGCAAAATTGTTTCAAGAGATTCGGCGCCACCACCACCACCACCACCACCACTGCCACCGCCAACACGTTCATCTTTTTTATTACCCTTATCTTTGCCGTGATGCTTTTGCCCATGTCCATGCCCGCGTCCATGCTTGTGCTTCGGGTCATATAGTTCAGTTTCTTCGCTTGTTTCACTCGGTTCGTAATCTGAATCTGAGTCGCGGTCGTTGTCAGACTCACTTTCGCCGTCGTCGTCGCTATCATAGTCCTCGTCGTCAGAATCGTATTCCGAATCGTCATCGTCATCGTCGTAGTCGTTTTCAGAATCAGAATCCGAGCGATGCCTCTTGTCATCCATCAAGTTAATTACGATATTGAACTTCCCATTTTTCAATTGGTCTTTTGCAAATTCATTGAAGCCCGCCTCATCTCCGCTTTCGTCCGTGCATGTAGTGCTTGTAGACGTAGATGACTCCGACCCCGACCCCGACCCTGATCCAGATTCATCGTCCGTATGCCATGATTGGTTATCCGAACCATCTTCTTCATCTTCTTCCGTCGATGATAACGGGGGTTCGGGGTTATTTGACCCACGTTTTTTGGACTTACTTCTGGTATTGTATTTATTTTTGTCGTTCTTCTCGTTCTTGTCGCCCTTGCCCTTGTCAACTTTTTCACCCTTCTTATCAGTAGTCTTGCTGATGTTCGTATTCTTTTCAGCCGAACCAGCATTCTTACCTTTTTTATTTTCGGTATTTTTTGATGGTTTAGATTCGCGATGGTGTTTATCTTGTGTTTCAAGATTCAGATCTTTGCAAATCGATTCAACCATGCGTTCTTTGCTATTTTCGATATTTTCAACTCTTTTAGATGTATATTTTGATGGAAACATATCAGCGAGCATTTTTCTATATTCTTGCATATCAAATTCTTCTTGCCCCTTATCGTTTGACGCTGGTCCACCACTAGCATTGGCGTTGGCGCGTTTTCCGCGATTTGATTTATTTTTGCGTCCCTTCTTTCCATGAACTATTGACTCGGAATCACTTTTATCATTGTCATTGTCATTGTCACCTGTACTATTTTCTCCACCCGAGTCATTTGATTTTTTATATTTACGTTTATCATTTTCCTTTTTAGACGTCTTTGATTTTTCAAAGACGATCATATTGACATTGGGAGAACTTGAAGACGAAGGCATGGTTGTTGTTGTTGAAGCGTAATAAAACGTCTCGCGTATAGCTATGATGAATTTAATATAGTATATAAATATGTTTTTATATCCTTCAATTTAAAAGTATAAAAAAAGGGAAAATATAATAATAAATAATTCAACATTCGTATAACGTTACGTAATTTGGTAATAAGATTGACAACTACTATGACATGAAATACAAAACATAGTTTAACTATCTATGATTGAGTTATAGTTAAACTATTTCACATTTTTAGTAACCTGTTAATCATTAATTCTTTAATTCGTTCAGATATCGAATTGTCTATTTATTATTATATTTTCTAATTAAGAAAATTGATAAACAATCTAAATATTATTCTATTAATATAAGAAGGAAAAGAATGTTCTCACAAAAGGGTCAATCAAAAACAGCAATTCAAAATGTTTCACCAATCATTGGAATCCAATTCAGTATCATGTCGCCGGACGAGATAAGAAAGTCGTCGGTCGCACATATTACCGACAGAAATACATATGATAATAATAGGCCAGTGGTCGGTGGACCATTTGATGCACGCATGGGTGTCCTAGAACCTGGTCTTATTTGTCCAACAGATGGTTTAGACTATATGCAAACGCCAGGATACTTTGGACATATTGAGTTGGCGCGACCTGTATTCTATATTCAGTATTTGACTACGATTCGAAAAATATTGAGTTGTGTCTGCATCAAGTGTAGCAAACTTCTGATAGACAAAGAGTCTAATCGCAGATTTATGGATATGAAACCTGACAAAAGGTGGGGTAGTGTTTTTCAATATTGCAGTAAGGTTAAGCGATGTGGTGATGACACACACGACGGATGCGGGTGCTTGCAGCCCAAAAGAATCAAAAAACAAGATATCGCAACGATTATTGCGGAATGGGAAAGCAATGAAACAGAAGAAACTGGTGCTGGTGCCGGTGCCGGGGGTGGCGCCGGGGGTGGCGCGGAAGCAGCAGGTGCGGGTGCAGGTGCGAAGAAAAGTATTACAATGCATTTGACACCCGAAGTCGTTTTGAAAATATTTCGGCGTATATCTGATGAAGACGTTTCGTTCATGGGGTTCAGTCCGCAATTCTCTCGCCCCGACTGGATGATTTGTCAGGTGCTGGCCGTTCCGCCGCCTGCAGTTCGCCCCTCAATTAAAATGGATGGTCAACAACGAAGTGAAGACGATATCAGTCATATTCTGGTAAATATTATAAAACATAATAAAACGTTGCAAGAAAAAATAAATGAAAAAGCCGCGCAAAAAGTTATCGACGGATGGCATGACGTTTTGCAGTATTATATCGCGACGCAAATCAATAATAATATTCCCGGTGTAGGACAAGTCGCGCAACGTTCTGGGCGTCCGCTCAAATCGATCATGGACAGACTGAATGGAAAGGGTGGGCGTGTAAGGGGCAATTTGATGGGAAAACGTGTTGACTTTTCGGCGCGTTCCGTAATTACACCCGATCCCAATTTGTCGATCCGCGAACTTGGAATTCCCTTGAAGATTGCGAAGAATATTACGAAACCGATTTCGGTGAATGAAATGAACAAAAACTTCCTGCTGAAACTGGTGCGGAATGGTCCGGATGAATACCCCGGTGCTAAAATATTGGAAAAGAAAAACGGCGAAAATATTTCACTGCGGTATGCGGACCGCGAAAATATCCGGATCGAGAATGGCGACATCGTTCATCGTCACATCATGGATGGCGATGGTGTCTTGTTTAATCGTCAGCCTACACTGCATAGAATGAGTATGATGTGTCATATTGCGAAAGTGATGTATCAGGGTGATACATTTCGAATGAATGTCGGTGATACCAAACCCTATAATGCGGATTTCGATAAAGTCTCTGTCGAAAACAGGAGGCGTTAAAAGCGTGCTACCTCCTAGTCAAATGATTCAAACACAAATTGCTTAAATATAAAATATTTAGGAATATAAATGAAACCATCAAAATGCCAAAAACTATCAAAAGAAATTTTAGACAACCCAACCGAACGATATTGCGAAATTTATAAAATTACTAATCTGTCAAATGGTAAGATATATGTAGGACAAGCAGTTTCTCATATATTAAACCATAAAAGATATAGACCATATGGACATGAAGGAAGATTTAGATGTCACATTTCAGAAGCTTTCTCAACTAAAAAAAATCAATCACATTATTTAAATAATGCCATACGAAAATATGGTGTATTTGATTTTGTGGTTGAGTTAATTGAATGTTGTGAAACGGAAAATTCTGATGAAAGAGAAATACACTACATCAAAGAATTAAATAGTTTATATCCAAGTGGATATAATCTCAAAATTGGTGGTAGTGTATTTACTCATAGTGACGAAAGTAAGAAAAGATTGTCCATTGGTGTTATTAATTATTTCAAAGATAAAAAAGCGGAAAGGTTTAAATATATCAACAATATTGATGATGATATTGAAAAATATATTAAACCTTTAAGCAGAAATAGTCAGCAGTATGGTTGGTATGTCTACATTGAAAAATGTAAAGCAGATTTTGGTGGTGTTCATATTCCTTTAGAAGAAAGCAAACAAAGTGCAAAAGAATTTATTATAAAATTAAAGAATCATTTGGCGAAACACCTTGATGCGGGAAACCCCTTAGAGTCTTTGACTACCACCCCATAGTGGAAACATAATGGGGGAACTCGGTTAATAGCCGAACCCAATGGTAATAATGTCAAAGAATTGGGCAATCCGCAGTGTTACTTCCTAATGTCGTTTGGTAGACTATGGAAGGCACTCAGAGACTGAACGGGTGTTGGTGAGTTATGACGGATTAGCCATCCTGAACTTGCTTAAGATACAGTCCATCCCCCTTGGAAACATGGGGGATTCATCGGGAGATGAAATGAATTTACACATGCCACAAGATGAGGAATCCGAGGCAGAATTGAAGAATTTGGCAGCAGTTCCATTCCAGATTATTAGTCCTGCAAACAATCAGTCGATTATTGGTATCTTTCAGGATTCGCTGCTTGGGTCGTATCAGTTTACACGCGTCGGAGTGAAATTTGACAACCGCGCAGCAATGAATTTACTAATGGCGCTGCAAACAATCAACGAAAGTCTGTTTACGAATACTGCAGATGGTGTGATTTCCAACTTTGAAATTCTTTCACAGATCATGCCACCGATTACACTCAAATACAAAACGAAGCAGTTCAAAGACGGAGATGACTACAATACATCAAACAATGTGCTGGAAATACGAGACGGAAAATATACACGCGGACAACTGGACAAGGCGGTGCTTGGGTCAGGCACAAATGGACTGATTCACCGAACGTGCAACGATTTCAACAACATGACATCCGCGAAGTTTATTGATGACTTGCAGAATATTATTACAGAGTATATGAAAGTGAGCGCATATAGTGTCGGAATCAGCGACTTGATTGCAAATGCTGAGACAAACAACAAAATCGCGAACGTCATTACATCGAAGAAGACGGATGTCAATAACTTGATTGACCAACTGCATATTGGTGTGTTTGACAACAAGACGGGAAAAACAAATGACGTCGAATTTGAGAATCAGGTGTCGAATATTCTAAACAAGGCAATTAATGATGCCGGTAAAATTGGTATTGAATCTTTGAGTAAAGATAATCGATTCGTTACGATGGTAACTGCTGGTTCGAAAGGTTCTGAAATCAATATTTCGCAAATGACGTCGTGCTTGGGACAACAGGCGATTGATGGCAAACGTATTCCGTATGGATTTGATAGCAGGACGCTGCCGCATTTTACCAAATACGATGACTCACCAGATGCGCGCGGATTTGTAGAAAGCTCGTTTATTAGTGGGTTGCGCCCCGAAGAGTTGTTCTTTCACGCTATGGCTGGTCGTATTGGTCTCATTGATACGGCCGTTAAGTCTGTAACCTGGGAGACGCCTATCGTTGTAATTGAAAATGATACTCCAAAATATGTTAAAATTGGTGAATGGATTGATACTAAAATGGAAGATCGTGAAAGAATTCAGTATAAGGAAGAAAAAAATATGGAATATCTTGAATTGTCTAATCCTGCAAAGATAATAACGATGGACTACGATGGAAATATCTCATGGGAAACTATTAGCGCAGTAACACGACACGACCCGGGAGAGGTATTATACAAGATTAAAACACATGGTGGAAGAAGTGTTATTGTAACAGAAAATAAGTCGCTTCTTATATGGAATAGCGAACTTGGCCAGTTTAGAGAAGAATATACAGGTGATGTTAAAATAGGTGACTATGTTCCCGTGGCGAGACAATATAATGATGGTATTATTGAATTAAATGAAATTAAATTAGAAAAATATTTATCAAAGACAGAATATGTTTATGGAAGTGAGCTTCATACCGCGGTATCACTGATGGAAGTTGCAATGGAAGATAAGAAAAAAATTCAGACTAACTGGTGGAATGAAAACAATAATAATACATTTATACTTCCCTTTGATAGCAAAGCTAAATTACAACGCGCAGTTTCACGTTCCAACATTACGGAAATTAAAAAAGATTGTGTTTATCCATTTCATGGAACAAGACAACACGCACATGTTAAAGATACGTTTGAATTAAACTATGAAAATGGTGTGTTTATTGGATTATTTATATCAGAAGGAAATATCAATGATAATAGCATATATATCACTAATTTGGATGATGAAATTATTGAATTTGTTAAAAACTGGTTTTCTAAATTTAATATAAAGTTCTTGGAAAGCACAAAAACTAATAAAATTGGTGGGACAACTAGAACTATATGTGGTAACTCCTCGGTTATGTCAAGCCTTATTACAAAAATGGTTGGTCATGGTTCAGAAAATAAACATATACCTGACGAAGCATACATTTCAAATATTGAATTTGCGAAAGGTATTCTGAGTGGTTATATTTCAGGAGATGGATACATATCTAAAAATTCCATCGAGTCATCATCTGCATCAACGAGACTTACGGAGGATATTGCATTCTTATGTTCGCGTATTGGTGTTTATGCTAGAATATTTAAAACACAAAACAAAAAGAATAATATTGGAACATTAAATATTAAACCATCATATCGGTTATCGATTCGTTCTAATAATGGAAAAACATTTTCGGAAAAAATTGAATTATTACATAAAATAAAAAATAATAAAATGAAAAGTATTGTATGGTCAGATAAACTTGATAATACTATTTACAAAAATGATGCAATTCTCGATAAAATTATTTCAATTGAAAAGGTAGACCCAGCTCTTTATCCTAAAATGTATGACTTGACTATTCCCGGAACATTCAACTTTGGATTGGCGAATGGTTTGCAAGTGCGCGACACGTCTACCACAGGGTATATCCAGCGCCGTTTAATCAAAGGTTTGGAGGATTTGAAAATCGGCTATGACATGTCTGTCAGAAATAACAAAGAAAGAATCGTCCAATTCTCATATGGCGATGACGGATTTGACACGATAAAAGTTGAAAACCAGGTGATTCCGATCGTCGCCATGTCGCTCGAAGAAATATATGCGCACTACTATGTTTCAACAAAAGAGGACAAAGATGGCGTGCTGATGTCGGTGTTTACAAAAACCGCAGTTACACGTATGAAAAAACATGTCAAGGACTTGGAAATGAAGACGAAATTTTATACGGATATGATGATTCAATACCGCGACGAAATCGTGAAGAACGTATTTAAAATGCGCGACAATAAGGGTGTGCACATGCCTGTTTGTTTTATACATATTATCAATAACGTGCAGGGAATGCAAAATATTACAAAGAACTCAATGGTGGATATTACACCCATCGATGTGTATGATATGATCGAGGAGAAGTATAAAGAATTGGAAAGCCTGCATTATGCGCCCCCGACTGATTTATTCAAGGCGATGTATTACTACTATTTGTCCCCAAAGGATTTGCTGGTAGTGAAACGTTTTAACAAGAAGGCACTTACTATATTACTCGACACGATAGTGCTCATGTATAAACGTGCAATCGTTGCACCGGGTGAGATGGTTGGTATGATTGCCGCACAAAGTATTGGAGAACCTACTACGCAATTGACACTGAATACATTTCATAGCGCTGGTGTTGCATCGAAGTCGAATGTCACGCGTGGTGTGCCGCGTATTGAAGAGATTCTGTCATTGTCCGAAAATACGAAGAACCCGTCGCTGACGATTTATATGAAGAAGGACGAAGAAACTGATAAAGATTTGGTGCGCGATAAAATCCCGAGTGTTGAGATTACGATTTTGGCCGAAATAGTCGAAATGGTTGAGATTTGCTTTGACCCTGATGATATGAACACGCTTATTGAACAAGACAAGGAAGTAATGACGCAGTATTTTGAGTTTGAAAAGATGGTAGATGAATGCATGACGACGATGGCGCCTGTTGGTGGCGAGGCCGGCGAAGGTGAAGAATTGGTGGAGGAATTAGTATCAACAGGTGTTTCGACGTCGATGCCATTGAATAAAAGTAAAGGTAGCGCTAGGAGTGCAGGTGGTGGCGCAGTTCTCACAGAAGCGCAACAACAACAACAACAACAACAACAACAACAACAAGCGCCAAATGAAAAATCAAAATGGATTATTCGAATGACAATGAATAAGGAAGAAATGCTTGACAGAAAAATATCCATGGACGATGTTCACTTTGCACTTATAAATACGTATGGCAGCGAAGTGACATGTATGTATGCGGACTACAATTCGGACAATTTGGTTTTCCGGATTCGCTTGAACAATATTATTACAAATTCGAAGAAAAAAAATAACAATGTGCTTTCACTGGATCAGTCCGACCAAATTTATATACTCAAGAACTTCCAAGATAATATGCTGAATAATATCGTGTTGCGGGGTGTCAAGGGGTTGTCAAATGTATTGCTGCGAAAGATTACAGACTCGGTTATAAAAGTGGATGGCGCGTATACAAAGAAAGAGACATGGGTGCTTGATACCACCGGCACAAATCTGCTTACTGCATTGGCACTTGACTATATCGACGTAACAAGAACGATTAGTAATGATATTCAGGAGATTTATAATGTATTAGGAATTGAAGCAGCACGTGTAGCTATATTTACCGAGCTTTCGGAGGTTTTGGAGTTTGACAATACATATATTAATTACCACCACTTGATTATGTTGGCGGATAGAATGACCGCAAGTGCAAACATGGTTTCAATCTTTCGGCACGGAATCAACAACGACGATATTGGGCCTATTGCGAAAGCATCGTTTGAGGAAACGCCGGAGATGTTTTTAAAAGCGGCGAGACATGCCGAATTGGATGAAATGAGGGGTGTATCTGCGAATGTAATGTGCGGACAAGAGGGCTACTTTGGCACAAGCTGCTTTCAAGTATTGCTGGATATGAATAAGATGATGAAATTTAGCGGCGAGTCAAAATATAATGTTATGGATGCAAATGATGAGATTGATGCGGCGTTTGAAATGGAGAATCCGGATGACGTGTGTTCGATTCATAATCTGTCAATGAATGCAACAATATCAAATATAAAGAAGGAGAATCTGGGTAATGTAATGATGAGCTACGACGCCGGATTTTAGATAGATACGCGTGTGCGAACATATACAATACAATACAATACAATACACGCTTATATATGATTATAATCAATTAGAAAATTATAATTATATTTTTATTCAATTTTTATTCAATTTTTATTCCTCATTTTCTTTACCTTGTTCTTCTTCCTGTTGTTGCAGTTCTTGAAGCAATGCTGGTCCAGCCGAGGAACTAACAGAAATAGGTTTTAATTTTGTAAGACTACCTTTGCCTTTGCTTTTCGATTGGAATGTTGGCAATAATAGGGGTTGAGGGGGTGTATCTTCTTCAACGGGGTTTAGGTTAAGCTTAGGCACCGCAATACCTTTTTGTCTTTGTTTTTTAGGGGGTTTAGTGGAAGAAGGGGGAGGAGGTGGAACAAGTGCTGCTGCTGCTGCTGCTGCTACATCGGTTACTACTTGTTCTACCTGTTCCACAGGTTCTTTAAACATAGATAAAGCTGCAGGTTTAGGTTTGGGCTTGGATTTGGGCTTGGGCGCGGATGTTTTTTCTGCAACTTCTTTTTCCATCTTTAGCGACGAAGGGGGCATAACATGTTTTGTAGATTTTGCCGTTGCCGCGGTGGGTGCAGCAGGTGGTTTTTTTTGCGATAGTAGTTGTTGCTCTTCTACGAGCAATAGTTCGGGATTTTCACCCTGACCCACTACTACATCCAATTCTGGTGGGGGTGTTTGCGACTCTGCAGAAAAAACAGACACACTGCGTTCTCTCTCTTTTAACAACTTATACATGTTAAATTTTTTAACAAAGGATACTATGCACTCTTTATTTTCTGTAAATTTGTCTTTTTTCAATTCTTGTTCAAATACATTATCGAGATCGTCCATGCCAATCGAGCTTGCAATTGGTATATCCAACGATAAAACATAATGCTTTGACATTTCTTCAATGATTTTATTCTGAACCTTGGGGCGTATTACAGATAAAGGCAATAAATATTTATCATCTTTGCTTATGATGCTATATGTCGGAATTTCAACACCTTCATTTTTAATTCTTGGGACAACGACAAAATAATATTCTTGCATATATTTTTTGGATACCGCCGATGCACCCATACCCATACCCATACCCGCAAGTCCTTCTTCTCCCGATTCTTCCCCCGATTCTTCCCCCGATTCTTCTGACTCTGAGCTTGGATCACGTCGGCGTTCAGCATCCGCCTCTTGTAACTCAACAACTTCAGGTGTATCATAAAAGTAAGTAGACAATGTGCTAAAAGATTGCTGTGTTTCAATTAATGTCATATTGGGATAGTATAATAAAATAATGGGCAATTTATAATAATTTGCTACGATCCATATATCTAATCGCGTTAACCAATACGACTCAAAAAATGGAATTGTTTCAATGAAATCTTCATCTTCGCCTGTTTTAATTTTATCCTCGTATTCTTTGCCTATCTCAATCATACCATAATACTTAAAAATGTCGGCAATATTATTTTTCATGCTTATTTCATTGTTCGAATTTTCAATACATTCAATATAAAACTGCAGAATTATAAGTTTAAGCCGATTCGTCGTTATATTTTCTAATTTTTTATTACCAGTTCGAGCCGCCTCGCTTCTTAAAATAAATAGTAATATATCAAATGTGCATATTGGAGCAGATGGTATAAATTTCAACATTTTTATATTCTGTAAAGGTGGATCGAAATATTTTTTATATTCTGTTGTAAGTGGTTTTATTTCTGTTGAACATATCTGTCGCTCTTCTTGGTGGCTATCATATATACTTTCATATAGTTCAGTTAGAATTGGGTCTGCAGTATCGTGTGTATTGAAGTTTGCATATTTATTCTCTATCATAGGTTTCAAGTTATTAAAATATCCACTAATAAGCATAGTTTGTGATAAAATAATTTCGTCTTGTCTAAGATTATAACCGACATTCATAAATGGGAAAATTTTTCTATCAAACATAAAGACGCGAATGCGATTGTATCGAATAAGTTCATCTGCGAGTCGGGCAATATACATGACTTCGTTGTTATGCATTGGATTCAACAGATTTCTTTTTGGAATTACCATCTTACATCGTCCTGTATCGTCTGTTTCTTTTACGCAATACTTTGTTTCGCTGCACTTATCGGGGTTTTTATTTAAACTCGTTAAACAACTTGTAGTGACTTCGCCGATACTTTCCAAAACTGCATCCGTATAGTGCATGCTGTCAAATGTTATGTATTTTGAGATAAGACGCCGGATTTCGGTTTGTATATTTGCAAGTTTTAATGTATATGGCATTTCAGCATCTGTCTGTTTTATAAGGGCTAGTAGATTTTCTTTGACTTGATTGTTTTCGTATTTGTTTATGAGTATTCTTACTATGTTGCGAAAAACGTTGTAAAAGTTATTTTCAAGATAAATATACTTTACGTACTTCTCGCGCTGTGGGTCGACTTTTAGGTGTGTATTGATTTCGGAGTCAGCGATATTATAATCACTTGCATTTAATACAGGAATATCAAACATGCCTTCGGTTTGCACACTTTCTTCATCTGTTATTTTAATGGATATAAATTGGTCGGTTTCTGTTATAACGCCTGCAATTTTGCCATCATCAATTACTTTAAAGCGTGGTCTGCATGGGATTTTTATTTTATCGTATACATGGTTGAGAAAAATAATCGTTTCATCGTATGTTTTCCATAGTGATTCGTCGTCGATATAGTTGATTTGTTCAATAGATGGATCAATTGCCGATGGTTCGCACATAATCGTTCCAGACATTTGTGATTCTTGTTCTTGTTCTTGTTCTTGTTCTTCGATAAACACGCCGATCACCTTACCATCAAAGTTTAGAATTTGGTTTAAAATATTGAAATTCCCGCGCACAAGACGAGGTTTCAATTCTTCCAAAGTGAGGTTTCTATCAAACTCGTATAATTTGGTGAATTTCTTAGATGCGTTGGGGGTGCCTTCGCGTGGAATACTATTGTATGGCTTGCACTGACTATCGTAGGCGCTTTTAATCTTTGTAAGAATCTTTCGAATTGTTGCGGGTATCTGGGATAGTCTCGTTGTTGTCAGTTCACCTGCACCCGCACCTGCCGTTGGTTTCATGGTAAATAAATTATTAAATACACGCGGTTTTATATTCAGGATTTCGTATATCGGTTCAAAAAAGATATTATTTTTAACCTCTCGTTTTACTAAAATTGCAGTTTTCTTATTATCATCAAACCAGTCTTTTGCATAATGATTTGTAGGACATAATACCTCTATATTGTTTGTAATGTCGCGATTTGATATTTGTAGAATAACGAGGTTCAATCCGGTGACAAATAGTTTCGGATTAGGGCGACTAATTATATCCCATAAGAATTCATAGTCGATATACGCCTTCTTGCTTTTTATATAACGAATAAAATTCTCATATGAACATACCAGCTTTTTGAAAAATACGTATTGGGGGTCGTCCACGTTATAGCTTTTATCTTTGATGGATCTAAAAATAGCTGAATCTTTATATTTGAACTTGGAACTTTTGATAAGCGACTTAAATAGTGTATCGTCGACAATACAATTCTTCTCTTGTAATGGCTGTGGTTGTGTTCGCATGGATACTTCAGATACGCGAGGTGAAGGACTTGGTGACGGAATGGGTGCCGATGCCGGTGCCGATGTTGGTGCTGGTGATGTGGCTGGACGTTCTTCTTCTTCTTCTTCTTCTTCGGTTGGAGAAGTAGAAGCTTCAATTCCTGTTATGTTTTGAATTTCTGGCGACTCTGCTTCTGACGCAGTCGCAGGATTAAAAAAACTAGTCAACTCTAGATCTTCACTTTCTTCTCCACCTTTGTCTTCCTCGTCATCGCTTCCTGCCCCTCCACTCACTTCTTGGTCAAATGTTTCAGACACATTTGATCTAGGTGTTATATCACCCATACCCGGTTCATTAAACAACGACTCTGCGTCGCTTTTTGCATCGTAGTCATAGTCGTCTATACCTTCATTATCTAGGTCGGTGTCGGGGTTTTGGTATTTTTTCAAACTAAATGTATCGATAAGCGAACCATTTTGGTATGTCATAAAAGAATCAATATTGATGGCATCGACTATAATTTGTTTCATTTTTGAAATTGAAATCTTTTTAACAGGTCTTGCTCCTGCTCCTGCTCCTGCCCCACTCGCGTGTTCAATATATTTTTTATAAATATCCGCAATTGCCCCAATAAAACTTTGGTTTTTATTATAATATATAAATTCCTTTTTTATTATAGTATAGTTTTTTTTATTTACAGATTTATATGTTTTTATATTTTTAACTTCACCTGGTTGAACACCCTTTTGTATCAAACACGACACGTTTGGTTTTAACATGGTGCTTCTATCGTTAATGGTGCATGTTTTAAAACTATGTGTAAAAAATAATTGCAATTGTGGTAGTAAATAACCATATGATTCGGCGGGTAATTCGGTATTTCGTTCAGGACCCATGACGACGAATTCTTTTTCAAGTATTTTTTCGCGATCGCGACTCATCATGCTTTCTAAATCTGATGTATCGCCTTCACTTATAGTATGCGTAGGCGTATAGGCGGACATTGACTCTTTTTCTGTGACAAGTGGTTCGTCTTCTTGGCCTTCTTGGCCTTCTTCGCCTTCGCTAATAACTGATAAATCTTCTCCTTGTTGGGTCGCTTTTTCTAGTTCTTCTTTTCGCAGCAACGACGTTAATTTTTTAAGAGAAGAGGGGCGTGATGGTTTTAACCCTGGAAAGGGTTGGTCGAGTTTTGCTTCTGCATCCTCGTGTGCCCGCAGCTCGGCGTCTTCTTCATCTGCTTGTTTAAAATCCGGTTCAGATACTTGCATGGATAATGCCTTCAAACTACCAAATTTACCTCTCATACGTGGGACGGGGTTAGCTAAAAACGCTTTTTGTTTCCCCTGGCATTCAAAATTGAACGAGTTTGGATTTTGGGCATTATGTGCAGTAATACTCGGACACCCGCATGCTTGACGTTGTAAATTTTGTTTATCCTTTATAAAATTTTCGGAACTAAAACAACAAGGGATACAATATTCACTACCCGCGCTTTCTTTGCTGTCAATAAATCCCGGCGATAAATTTTTGTAATTTCCTGTAGATGGATCAATGTGATATTTGTCTTTAAATTCAAAGATGTATTTTCCTGCTGGAACGCTTTTCGCACCTGGTGGAATAACAATATCTCCATCGCGTTGTTTTAGCTTTTCAACTTCTTCGTTTGTCAAACTTACATTTCGCCGCAAATCCCAATACCGCGGACATATATACCAGAAGTTCTTGCTTTTAGATGATCCATATTTCATTGCTCTATTATATGATCCGGGGTGGTTTTTATCAATATGTTCTTTTTCTTCATTTGTTAAAATAACAGGTTGTCGTTTTACATTCCAGGGACATGACCGCGAATACTCCTTTACACCAGGACGGCTACGAAACAAAACAGGATCATATGCTGCAAGACGTTTAAAAAAAGGATTGGGGTTTGACAAACTCGCCCCCGTGATATCTTGTTCAACACGCCCGCGTTCTGGTCCGGATCTGGATTCTGACTCCGAAACTGAATCTGAATCTGAATCTGAACTTGAATCAGGTCCCGAAACAGGCATGCGAATAGGTGCCATGCTTTTTCCCATGCCTTTTCCTTTTACTGCTGGTGCTTTTTGTCCAATACTAATTTTTCCTAATGTTTTTAATTTTTTAGGGGGCAACGCCGATATCGCTACCTCTTCTTCTGGGGAAGAAGGTGAAACATCACTACCAATTGGTTTAATTTCTTCGATTTCGGGAAGGTCTTCTTCCTCTTCTTCCTTTTCTTCCTCTTCTTCGCTTTCAGTGTCACTTGCACCTCCGCTGTGTTCGCTATCGCTATCGCTACCCCTACCACTTTCATCATCCGATAATCCTTGTATATTTTCAATATCAAATCCTGCGTCACTCTCTTTGCTTTCGGAACCATCGCTTTCAGAACTAGATAACCCTTCTATATTTTCAATATCGATTCCGGGACTACCAGATTCTTCAGAAGATGCAGGTGATGGTGTTTTTTCTTTTACTGCTGCTATCGTGGCTTGTGCTGCCACTGGTGCTTCTTCGGGTTCGCTTGTTACCAATGCTTCCGGTTCCGCCATCATAGGGTCTTTTTCGTCGCCGCTTTCGCCGCTTTCGCCGCCTTCGCCTTCGCCTTCGCTTTCATCTGATAAATTCCCAAGTAGTAAATTTTCAAAATCAATATCATCTATTGGATTATCTCCTTCTTGTGTTTGTTGTAAATTTTCAAAATCAAATATTATTTCATCTGCATCATTTTCGCCGGATACTGCTACATCGGTAAGCACTGATTTGTCTCCATGGATCACAAACTCTTTCACTTCTTTTATTTCCTTTTTACTTTTTAATCCATCAGGACCTGTGAATGTATGGCATAACTTTTCTATTTCTTCATGTGGTATATTGGTTATAGGTTCGGTTTTTTTATTTTGAAGTATGCGGATTAGAGAGTCAATCATCTTTTCGACATGGTCCAAATAATATATATTGTCTATATTCTCAACTTCAATTTTTAAATTGCCCGATGTGCTTATTTGCAAAAGTGTGATAGTTGTTAAAAATCCCGGATGTGTATTTAGTTTTATTCGCATTTTCTTATTTAATTCCGAAAGTTGCATTCTGTCTAATAATTCTGTCACATCTTTTAGTGCCTGAGCGTGTGTTATTTTGAAATTCTCCATTAGTCCGCGTATTACATCTTCTTGATAACTGGATTTTAAAAATAGTTCAACAATAAATGCCTCGCGACCTTCCAACTCATTATAATTTGAAACACGTTTGTATCTCATAATAACACGCTGAGACTCGTTGTAGTTTATGATATTGAAAATACTTGATATGCAGCTAATATTTTTTGCAATATCTAATTTGAATTTGGGAGGTAAATTTAAAACCGATTTATATTTTATTTCACGAATGACTACATTTTTATGGTATAAATCTTCAAATAAATTCATAGTATAACCATTTTGACTCAAAAATATAGCAACTTCGTTAATTACTGGATTAACGCTTTCTTTTATTATATTTTCTGCCTCTCTATCGGTAACAGGTTGTTCAACTTGGAATGAAATAAATATACTTCCACGTGTATCAAATTCGCAACGTATTGGAATGATATAATCTTTTACTACTTCTCCTTCTTCGTTCTGTATGGAATAAATGCAATGAATAATAATCGCCAGACGTCTTTCGGTTGTTGATTCTTTTATTATTTTATTTATTGCACTTATTTTTAAATAAGGAATTCTTTTGCCATTTTCGGCAATACGATTTGCGTATAGGCGATACATTTTTTCTTCAAATCTTCCTCTTGTTAATTTGATTAATGGTTTTTCATCATTTGTATGTATAATTTTAAATAACATATCAATCGGAACATTGAAAACATTGTCTGGTTTTATTTCAAAGTCGATTGAGTAAATTCCATTTGTCATATATGGTAGATCTGTGGTTCTTTGATAATATGCTTCGTAAAATAGATTTACGCTGTCAGTAATATCCTTGTAGTTTTTGTCTTGTATTAATTCCTCCGTTGATGATAATAATTCTTGTCTATGTGTTTGCAAGTCGCTTATTGTGAATAATTCTTTCTCAGCCAAATAGGGAAAGTATATTTGGATCATATCTTTCGGTGCGAGGACTCTGCTTACGCTTTCGCTTTCGCTTTCGCTTGTTTCTACTACGTCTACATACTCTAAAACATCTTCAGCTAAACATAAAAATATAGTTTGACATATGATCGGTTCATAGTCGAGCAGAATTTGTTTATTTGTTGTTGAAATTATATTTTTACCTTGCTCTTTGATAAATGGGTCTATTTCGTTTACATTAAATGGATTAACATTATAAACAATCTCTTCGCGATGATATACGAATTTTTGTCCTATGGGAATATCTTCAATAATTGGTAACTCTTGTAGAAGCAGTTCTTCTTCATCGTCGTCCTCAACACCCTCAACACCCTCAACACCCTCTCCGACCCCCTCACCGACACCGACGCCTTCGATTGCTCTTTTTATATCTGCACTTTTATACTTGTAAAAAAGCTCTATAATATCGTCATAGGCGTATGTATCTTTCAGCTCTTCGATATCAGCGTGTAAAATAAGTTCGCATTCTTGTTTAAGATTGTTTCTATGCGAATTTGTTAGAAAGTCGATAAGTGATTTTTTAGTAACAAGTTTTGTATCGTTGTTGGATAACTTATTATATAGTTGCGTCGGCGTATACATTATCCCCTGTTTGGAAAAAAGATATACTTCATCAAATGATATCGGTTTTTCTAGTTTAATATTCGCTATAATCTTTTTTTTAATAGTTTCAATCGTGTCATCTCCATATAAACATTCAAACGAAAATATGGTATCTATATTAAATTTTACAATATTTTTTATTTCATTGTAACTAAAAATTTTTTGAAAAAGAATTAGATTTTGTATTACTTCTTCTTGTTGTTGTAATTCTTCTGGTTCAACATTTTCTAATTTTTCTAATTCTCTCGCCAAGTCTTCGTTTTCCAGATATTGAACAAGCTTCTGTGGATCTGTAGCGATAAATGCAGTAAAACGCCGCTTTAGTTCGTCTTCTGTGATTTCCCAATTTCTTTTTGTTAGTGGATCTGTTTTTCCATAAAAAATAACTACTTTATCCGGGATTTGATTATTTGTTTCGTCTCTTTTATTATTTATATAAGCTACTTTAAAAATATCTTTTTTTATTCTATCCCGCATTATGGCTATATGGCTATATGGCTATTATATATAATATATATAAGATATAATATAAGATATAATATCTTATATATACCTATAATCTTTAATATAATCCGTAATCTTTAATTTAATCTTTACTATATTAAAAGTATCATAGTTTATTTACTATATAGTAAATATATCTGTCTCTCGTTAAAGTCGTGTTTATAATACTAAATGAGTGTAAAACTAATCGTTGCAATGTGTAAAAATAATGGTATAGGATTTAACAATAAAATTCCTTGGAAAATATCAGAGGATATGAGTTACTTCTTTAAAAAAACATCAGGGAACTATCTAGGCGATGGGGATAAAAAAAATGTAGTAATCATGGGTCGAAACACGTGGGATTCGTTACCTAAAAAATATAAACCTCTTCCTTGTCGATTTAATATAGTTCTTACTAGAAATGTCGAAAGGTTGCTAGTATTGGATCAACGCGACATTGCATTCTCATCGTCTATTGACGATGCAATGAATTTATGTTATGGTCAAGGAGAGAAAGGAGAGAAAATATCAAAAATGAAATCAGTTTCATGTAATTTTAATGACATTTGGATTATAGGGGGTTCGTCGGTATATCAAGAATTTATAAAACACAAGATGAATACAGAACTATCGAAGTATTATATTACCTATATAGATAATGATTATGAATGTGATACATATTTTCCTCTTTTGGAAAATATGAATAAATATCATATTACTCGATTCGAAAAACAAAAGTGTATTGATAATAATACGCCCGATAAAACTCTACTGAATGTTTACTATATTGTGTTTAAAAAAATAAAATATACAGATGAAAAACGAATAAAAGAATTATTCACTTCGTATAAAAGTAGTAATGAAAAAAAAAGTAATCTTATACTTTATGTAAAAAATGCCGATATAGGTAAATGTGACATGATTAATATGACGGCGGGTGATCATGAAATATTATTTTCGATGTTTTGTTCATAGTGTTGTTATGATGGTTAGTCAAAAATACGCAACGGAACACAACCTCCGCAATCAATATTTTCATTATCAACAGAACACATTTTTAAATTATTTGATATTATCTCTTGCTTAAACATTAAATCTGTCTCCATCTGTTTATTAAACTCTTTCATATCGCATCTCCATGGACATTCTAAAACCACCCCATATGGTTTTACATCTTTTTTGCACATTGAGTCTTTTCTATTTGTGTTATTCGGACTCATACATCCGGCTAAACACTTTGAACCAAAAAGTCTTTTTATAACACCAGACAAATCCATGGTTAATAATTTGGAAAGATCCATGGTTTTTTGTTCCGGATCTGTATCTACTTCGTCCATTTTATTTGCTATTTTTTTTAGTTCAGATGGTGTATAGTTTTCTATAAGTTTTGTCTGCTTTTTTATGGAGTAATTATAGTGTAGTAACATGATACACCCGAAAATAATAATAATAATGCATAGCGAATATTTATGTTTATAATAGTTTTCAAGAAAATTACTTTTAATTATTGAATTTTTTGGCATATGCAATGCAATAGTAATGAATGCTGAATAAATATATACTATAAATATATTATTTTATAGTATATATTATACGGGGGGGGGTATAAGGACACTTAATCTCTATATAACGGACTTTCATCTATCATCATACCGCAATATGATATGGGTTTTTTTGAATAGTCAACAGCTTTATAAATATGAATACGCACCGCATTCTCAAGTAAAAATTTGAAATTCTTCCAAAACTCTTCCTTGTGTCCAACAGATTCCGACATCGTATGCGCCAGTTCGTGAATAGATACAAATGTCAGTGTGTTTTTATCAATAAGTGTATCTCCTGTTTTTGTCGTGTTTAAACAGAATGCAATTTTTTCACCCTTATTTTCACTATACGCGGTGTGCTCACTATCAACTTGTGTTTCCATAATAGTTTGGGGGTTGAAATTTTTAACAAGTCGTTGCACATTTTCATATGTAGGATATGTCTTTTGCATATACGCCACCAACGTTTTCATGTGTTTTGTAACACTTGCTAATAAGTCTGCCGCCATTTCTTGCTTAAGTCTTTCGCGAACACAATATTTATTTCCATCTACATTAGAAGTTATACAATTCAAACCAACCATGTCATTATCAAAATAATACTTTATAAATACTATTAATATGCCTATTGCTACTATATAATTTATTGTATTCATGTTATGCCGTGCTGCGTTGTGCTATGGTATGAATACCGGTTAGTAAACTTGATAATTATATATAATCACTATATAATTATTATTATTATGTGTAATGCTTAATATACCTAGATGTTTTTTGATATTTACTGCTTACCACAACCAATTTCAAGGGGTTGACGGAAGGTGTCGGGTTCGATAGTAGTATTCTGCCAAGGGCTTACAATAAGCTGAGGATTGGGCGGCTCAGAACGAATTTGCAAATTGGCGTTACGAAGACTGCTTCCTACAGTATCGATACCATTCAAATAACCTGCGTTCAAAAAGTTGACACCTAAATAGTCACCGCTTCCCATTGGCTGAAGACCCCACGCGTTGTTACCATCTTTGGGGAGAAGGTCGGATGGATTGTTAGTGTTGTTGCCGGTGCAATTGGAAGGCATGCCCGACAAGTTAGAGTCGCTTGCATTTAATGGAGAAGAGTCCGTCGCAAATGTCCCTTCATTGGCACCAGCCGGCACCATCGATGAAGGAGAGTATGAATTTTCGTTACCAGAAGCACGTCTATTTTTGGAGGCCATACTTTCAGGCATAAAATTCTTATTTGAAGAATAGTTCATAATCACGTAAATAAGAACGATTCCTCCTAAAAGTAAAAGAACGTGATGTGTCTTAAATGTTTTCTGTAAGTCTTTGAGCATCATTATATAAAATAAATGATAAAATATTTTTACAATTTTAATATTAATTATCAAATAAGAAATAAAAAATAATAAATAAGAAATTATAACAACACTCAAAAAAGTATAGTGTTGTCATATGAATAAAATTCCTTAATACGATAAATATTTATGAATAGTATGTTTCAGAACCAGAACCAGAACCCGTCACGGAGCCAGGTCCATGTCCAGAACCAGAACCAGAACCATATTCAGCTCCGGAATCAGAATCAGAATCAGAATCAGAATCGGAATCAGAATCGGAATTATAGTCTGTGTCAGAATCGGAATCATCAAGCATATAAGTATTCTTAATCTTTTTAACTTCTAAATATGCATCGAATGCTAACTTTCTTGCAGCTCGGGCCTTTTCTTTGGCGGCTTTATATATTTCATAATAAATATCATTCGGTTTTTTGATTTTTATTTTTTCATCATCGTTTATTTCTAAATCTATTTCCGTAATTTCTGTAATCTCTTTATTATCTTTAATATCTTTAGTCTCCAAGGGTTTTACGTTTTCGATGGGGTTTTCATTTTTTTTCTTGTTTTCGTTTTTATTCATAGTAGACGATGCTAGAGATGATAATGTATTTGATATGGGTTTGGGTCGGATGGTATTTATACTTGGATTTATATCGACATCTTTTTCTATAGTATGTGAAACTGCTAAAGAATCCGTTATATTTTTTTGTTCTTCGTGTTCTTCGCGTTCTTCGCGTTCTTCGCGTTCTTCGCGTTCTTCGTGAGATTGGTTACTTTCAGAATCACGTATATTTGTTGATAATACACCCGCATCTGTAGTTTTCTTAATTAAACATGATTGAAACACAGGTTTATCTGCCACAATAAGAACCTGACGTAATATGATTTCAAACTGAAAACTTCTTTGAGTAAATTTGATACCTTGTATTTCTAAAACGGATATTATGTCACTTTCCTGTTTTATATCATCGATGGTTAGTTTTTTTTCTGATTCATCGAATACAAAACATGTAGGCATTTTCATAAGATTTTTTGACGGGGCTATATTAGCCCGCATTGAGTAATATTTACCACCTTTAAATGGTCTTAGTGCTGATGTAAATGCATTTTCGATATCGGATTGGTCAATATCGTTTGTAAACCATGAATTTTTCTTTTCGTGTATTTTTTCAATACACGATTTTTCTAAATTTTCCATGAATTCAATAAAAGATGTATCTTCGTTAGAAAACATTAAGTCGATATATGCCTTTTTACCTGGGGTAGTAATTACTCCTTGCTTGGTAATACATTTAGGGGTTTGTATGTATAAAGCTTCATTTTTAATCCCTATACCTATTTTCGTAAAGAAGGTTCCGCTTCCGCCATGCAATGATTCGGGGTGTATTAGCGAAACTTTGCTAAAATCATAATTAGTATATGTCGTGCAGACGTTTGCATTAGAGGATGAGTGAATATCCATTTAATGCATAGAGAGAAAATATAGATTATAATAACACGCAAAAAATAGATATTTTTTATATCTTTATAAAATATTAGTTTGTATTTTTAGTTCGCAAATACATGTTACATAGTAGTGTGACTTCGGAGGAAGACAAGAAGGAAGACAAGAAGGAAGACAAGAAGGAAGACAAGAAGGATGGCAACAAAGACAATAATTTTAAAGATAAAATATACGACTATTGTTTAGAGTTTATTAAAAAGGATGAAGTCAAAAAGGAGCTCAAGAATCTTTTTAAACCCATTATTAGTTTAATTTTGGAAGAAATTTATCCATATATTTATCTCTCGTTGTTGTTAGTTATAATTAGCTTCTTTTTAGTTTTAGGCATATTTATTATGTTAATTAAAAGTTATAAATAAAAAATAATGAAATAAGCTACTATATCATAAAATTTATTTTTCTAACTAAATAATATAATAGAGTTAAATGGCAAAAAAATACAAATCAAGAACAAGTCGGCATCGGCATCGTCGTTCTAAAAGAGGTGGTCGAGCTCTTTTAGATTCTTCTCCTTATCCTAGTAGTAGTAGTGGTTCGTGGAATACTAGTGCCCCTCCAGGAACTGCTGCCTCTGCAGCGGCGGGGTTTAAATCGTTTTTAAGCGGATTTGCACAGGGTTCTCCTGCACAAAATGCGGCAGCATTAAATGAATTTGCTTTAAAAGGTCAAGGACAAGCCGGTGGTGGTCGTTCTAAACGACGTGGACATGGACGTAAGAATGCCGGAAAGTCTTCTAAAAAAATATCTCCGAAATCATTTGGTGATAGTAATACTCGCGAACAACAGATGGCACAAGGTATGACCCAAGCACAAGCGCAGGCACAAGCTGCAGCTATGCAACAAGCACAACAACAACAACAAGCACAAACCCAAAGTGGTGGTATGTTTGCATCTTTTGGTGCTTTACTGAAAGAGGCACTTGTTCCTCTTGGTTTGTTGGCCGCACAACAGACATATGCAAAGAGTTACGGAAAACACACGCGCAAGAATCGCAAGTGAATAAATAATACAGCGAACTATAGCAAGTGGAAATATAAGAAATATAAAAAATATAATCTAATAATATGTAAAACAAATTTAGATATTATTTTATATTATATTATAACAACATACGCACGCATATCTACACTACATTATGCAATCTAAGGCTAACAACGGGGGTGGTGCCGCAAATAACGCAAATTTAGAAAAGACTATTCAAAGGTGGGTGGAACTAGACAATGAACTGAAACTTTTGAACGAACAAGTTAAAGAATTGCGAACACGCAAGAACGATACGGAGGATAAAATAATAGACTACGTCAGCGAACACGACATGAACAATAACATTATAAATATTTCAGATGGAAAACTCAAATTTTGTGAAACAAAACAAACTGCACCAATTACTTTAGGGTTTTTAGAGAAGTGTTTGGGTGATATTATTTCAAACCAAAATCAGGTGAAACAAATCATGGAATATATTAAAGGAAAACGTGAACATAAGGTTGTTCCCGAAATTAAACGTTATTATAATTAGTTATGTAATAATCGTTATCTTATCCAATATTATTTATATGTATATAATAGGTATATACATATAACGCAAATAGCACATATAAAACAAATAAAATAAAAACCCACATATCAATACTACGATGTTACGTCAGGACGATCTTATTTTCTGTAAAACAGAATCAGGAGTAACAAGTTGTGGTTATAACATTAGCAATATGCTCCTTAAAAATACATTAAATTCACAACATGGACATGATATAAAAGGTAAAAGTAAAGACGATATACGCATTGCAAAACTTATGGAGGATTTAGTTGTTCCGTCTGGGCTATACTATTGTCACCCGATGACCAAACACAAGGTATTCAATTATAAACCCGTGCAACCTCATTTGCAACGAGAGAAAGGTGAGAAAGGCGAGAAGGGTGAGAAAGACGAAATAGATATAACAAATGGAATGTTAGACGAATCCACATACGATAAGCTGCTTAGTCTTGTATCTATGGATAAGAAAAAATTATTTGATAAAAAAACAAGAAAAAATAAAGGTGCAATATTCCAAAAAGTTAAGGAAGGATTTGTGGGAACTACGGGGTCTACAGGTTCTGATTTGGATTTAGATATAGAACTTTCCAAAGGTGAGAAAGGAGATAAAGGTGAGAAACCACAAAAAAAGAAATCAATTAAAATAAATACACAGAAGTTACTAGAAAAACGGGAAGGAAAACAAAAACCAAATCAAAGAAAAACTAAGAAAGTAAGATTTGCAGATTTTTAATCGATCGCCAGTCATTCCGTATATTCATCCGATACTGGTGTATATTTTATTTGAAAATTAATAATTTTATATTCGCGTATAAAATTATGAAAAATGATTACCTTACCTTACCTTACCCTAATATGCTCCAACTATTTTTGTTAAACGGCGAAAGCAATATTTCGGGAACTTTCTTCTTCCAGTATTCCAGTTTACGTTGTAACTCTTGGTCTTTCATGCTAACGGGGTAAACCGGCGTGTTCAACATTGAAGCTTGTTCGGCAGCAGTAATAATCGGCTTATAACCATAACAATTTACACCAAATCGTGCATTGGGATTGTCAACACGTCCTCCATTTATTCCAGGGCGTCCGCAATCGTCCTTATGACCTTCTATCGTTTGCAACTTCTCCCATGTTTTCTTCTGTGTAGGGAATAATATCATTTGGTCATCAGACCAGCCATAGTTGCACCATTCTGCACCTTTATTGTATACGGATTCGACTTGGTCATATGTTGCTAAACCTCCACCATATGCCTGGCAAATCGCTTTTGCATCATCATATGTATACTTATTATCTGGAATATTGTATACTTCTTTTACAAGTTTTATTTGTGGGACAGCACTTTCACCTGGTGGTTGCTGAATCGTCAAGTCTATCTTTGGTTTATCTGTAAATAAATCTTTAATTCCTGCGGTTATATTTACATTGAAAAAATATTGGAAACCATTGATTATAAGAAGAATTATAAAAACACTCCATAGTATAATTTCCAGTGTTCTTTTGCCGGATGATTCGCCGCCGGTACCAGCACCTGACCCTATACCACCGACACCCCCATCTCCTGCACCTTTATTTCCTAAAGAAGAAAATAGAAAATAATATAACACTAAAACTATAACAAAAACCACTATAATAATAATACGTGTAGTTACGGATGTTGAATCTAACTCTTTTTTACCGGTTGTTGCTATTTGACTAATATATTGTAATGGGTCACCTTGTAAACCTGTTAATGAATTATAACTTATGCTCATTTTATATATATAAAATACTATATATAAAACTAGATATAAATTTTATTTTATAGAAATATATTTGATGTTTTGATTCGATGTTTTAATTTGATGTTTTAATTTTATGTTTTAATTTTATGTTTTAATTTTATGTAAGTTAAGTATTTTAAGTATTTTGCTTATTCATACCCTTTTTTCGATAAAAAAGGCAATATGGTGTATTACCGCTAATCATATCTGCGTCTATGGTTATTTCTTTTACATTAGTATCATTGAAGTTATACCATTTCCCATTTGCATTTTTAATTGTTGCACTATAGTGACCACCTTCTACTTGTCCATGGTGGTTACAAATCGCATATAAGTCGTAT